GACGTTCACGCTGTAGAGACCCGAAGGCGCGACAAAGCTGTAGCCCCAAAACGCCGAACCCGGCAAACACCGGAATCCGTATTCAAAGACGTTGCGATTGGGAATGATGGTGCCGCCGGCGTCTTCCGGAACCGTCAGGATACGTTGGGCGTAAGCTCTCGACCGCCTGAGCGCTTCAAACTCATGGAGCGCCAAGGGCAGAAACCGGAGATCGCATTTGAGTTTCGTGCTGTAGAGGAAACCGTCGATAATGGGGTATTCCATCATGCGGCCTTCAATTTCGGAAGTCTCTGACGCCCCACCAAATGGACCGTGACCGTCACGGGCGCAATGGACGTGAGGCTGTAGAGATACAGTTGAATCTGGGTATTTTGCCGGTACCGCAACGGCGGCACAATGGCGCCGTTCTGATAGGGACTCCCGGGCGCGCCATTGAGATATACGTCCAGCAGCGGAATGTTGGAAATTTGGTTTCTGGCGTAATCGAACAGCAACACGGAACACACGACCCTGGGTAATGCGCTCCCGGCCTGGTAAGTCAGGATCACGTTGTACAGATCGAAATCGTAGTCGTTGATGTTTTGTTGAACGACCACGGGGGCCGTGGCGGGTCCGGCGGTCGCGAGCGTGGCGGTCAACGGGTACGTGAAGGTCCGCTCGTCGTAATCGCACGAATCATCTTGGGCGTTGCCCAGCCGGGGTAAACGCCGGACACCCTGAAACGCGATTTGGGTTTGTAGGATCTTGGGTCCTGCGGCTGCAAGGGCGAAGCCGGCAGCGGTAACGGCCAGCGACAACGGCATCATGGCGTGGATCAAAAAACTTCCCGCCGTTACCGAAATCCTCTGGATGTAACTATGAATTCCCGAACCGAACGGTACGGACCCCGGAGGATTGAGCGCATAGTCGTAGTAAAGCGTCGGCGTAGTCCAGACACCACCGACCCGGCTGCTGGCCCAGATTTGCTGAGGGCCTGTGTCGCCCGCCTGGTTGGTCACGACCCAAAAGACCCACAGGGTCGCGCCAGTGTCATAGAGGGCCGCCGGTGGCCCTTGGAGCACTGCGGCTCCGGGACAGGTCGTGTGTCCCGGATCGGGGGTCTCGACGGTCCAGGAAGGCGCCGGAAGGCCAGCACCATGGAGCATGTGGATTTGGTTCGAAGCCCCTGATGTTCCGTAGAAAATCGGGACCCACAGATCCGTGCCGTTGATGACGGGCGAGCCGGTCACGACCGTGCCGCCGCCCAGCGCTCCGGCGCTCAAGACCGTGACGGCGGCGGACGGAATACCCGCGGCGCTCAATTGGATGTAGTTCAGGACCGATGACGGAACGGTGGTGTCGTCGTGCTCGTAGAGGATGTGGGTGATGTCGGACGAATCCGTTATGACCGTCAAGGGGGTATCGAACTGATGGATCACGTTGGTGCCGGTCAGCAACGTGATGGTGCCCCAAACTCCACCGGAAAACAGGCAATACCACAGAGGCCCGTGGGTAGCGCCGTTGGTGGTGTTGCCGATCCAGAATACATAGATATTACCGTTCGATAAGCGCGTGATGTGCAGGCCGCCGCCAAGCCCCGGACTGAAGCCTGCGAGCGCGCCGTCGGCCGCCAAGATGGGGCTTTCGCCGCCCCATAGCCCGGTCGAGAAATTGAAACTGTTAACCGCGATATCGTCGGCCGCGACATCGGCCGGCACGTACACCATGTAGACCGTGGAGCCGCCGGGATAATAGCAGTTGACGCTCAGACCCGATCCTCCGCTGTTGGGCTGGTGGGCCGCATCCATCTGAGTCCAACTGGAGCCGCCATTCGTGGTTTTCCACACCGTCACAGTGAAGGGCGCGGTTGGCGTCGCCAGCACCATGAAGTACGTCATTCCGGTCCCGTATCGGAAGACCCACGGCTTGACACCCATCTGCCCGCCGATCGCGCTCGAATCCGGAACGCCGCCGCTCAATTTCGAGCCAGTCGAAAATCCTGTAGGATCGATCAGGACCGGAGTACCTTGGAATACCGGGGGGGGATCGCGGAGCACATCGTAGAGATCGAACCCGATCACGGAGGTTTCGGGATACAGCAATTCGTTCGGAAACGCCAAATCGTCGTTGATGGAACCGATCAGCACAGGGTCGGAGGAAAGCGGCCGCTTTTGAGCGTCGCGCAGTTGAAAACTGCCGCCCACCGGATTCACGACACTCGCGAGTCCCACGCACCGCCGCATGATGAAATCGCCCCATCCTCCCTGGATGTAGACGAATTGGTTCAGGGCATTGGTCCCGTCCGTTAAGGCCGAGCCATCAAAGGCCCAAGTGAATGGAAAGTCCTGATAGCCCTCCGGTGGCGTGTAGAGGGCGCGGGACGGCGGTGTTTTCAAAGCCGGGGTCATGGTTACTGGGTCTGCTGCATCCTGTAGCGTTTCACGCCTACAAAAATGATTTGAATCGTGTTGGTAAGGCCCGATAGGTCCTGGATGTCGATCACGATCCTGGAACCCGCGGGGAACGGATGCTGAGGGCTAAAGACCGTCGGGTTAGATGGGTCTTGCGAAAAGGCAGATGACAACATGAAGCCGCTTGAAAATTGATAGCCCGTGGCGTCGCCGATCCGGATTTGAAACAATCCCGTGGCCGTCGCGATATAGGCGGCCCGCAGTTCAAAATCGGAATCCGTTTGGATCTGGACGGTTTGGCCCGCAAGAGCCTGGTTGGGCGTCAGGACGCCGTTGGGTGGCGGGTAGACGTAGTTGTAGGGACGGTCTTCGTAGCCCGATTGTTGCGGGGGGGGCTGCATGAGACCCGCCATATATTCCGGACTGAACTGGTTCAACTTATAGGTCGGCGTCATGGTTCCTCAATTTGCAGGATGGATTTACTGGACTTACTCGCGGCCAGCACTCCGGGGCGTTCGTTCGTTTCCCACGCGCTGTGGACCATCCTGCTGCTCGTATATATATAAGGTCGGGTGGTGCCCCTTCGAAGTGTGCGGGCACCACCAAGCGGTTGTTATGCGGACAGGTTTTACTGCACGCCTCGGGCGTACAATCCCACCAACTCGCACAACATGATGAGGCCGTTGCCCGAAGCCGAAAGGGTCTGCGGGGTTCCGCCGTTGGTCAATTGAGCGAAAAACGTCATCTGATTGGCGATCACGAGCTTGACGGCCACGACGTTCATGGCGTCGCGCGAAGGCCAGCCATTCGTGTAGACGGACTCGCCGGTTTTGTCGCTGAATCCCGCGATGCCCCAGCCGGCGCTGAAATGCCGGATGTTGGCACGCTGGTATTCCTTTTTGCCTAGCCAGAATTCGAAAGCCCAGCTATTGAGCAACGTTTGGACATCACTGCGGAGCACGTCTTCGGACCAGCCCACACGAATGCCGAACACCGAGAACGCTTCAGGAGCGTCGAGTTTCGAGTTCTGTGTCATGTTGGTCTGGGCGTAGTTTTTGCCGCTCGAATTCTCCACGTTGGTGAAGAAACTTGAGTTCGGCGTGTTGATGACGCCGGCCGCCGCATACGTAATGGTGTCGTAGACGGGCGTATCTTGAACGTCCAGGGAGTTCGAAATATAAATCTGGCCCTTGAACGAGTTGATGATGAACTGCTGCTGCTGCGTGATGGCAGCGACGGCAGATTGCAGCGCGACGGCCCCGCTGGTCTGTTGAGCGGCGACGGCGGCGGCTTGATTGGCCATCTGTTGAGAAGCGGTCATGAGTTGTTCTCCTTTTTCCTTTCTTGGTTTGGCTTAGTACTTGCCGTAAGCCACGGGATAAGCGGCGCTCATCCCTTGATACTGACCGCCACCCATCAGGGCCGATGACGGCCAGAACGGGAGGCCCGGCGTAGACGGCACGAGATCGCCATACCCCCGGCGTCCCGAAAGTCCCACGGTTGCGCCGACCGAGGGGATAAATGCGTTGAGCGCTTGGGACCCCGCATTCATGAGTCCTCCAAAACCCACGGCCGAGCCGAAGTCTTTGGACACGAAACTGAAGGCCCACCATTCCGCGACCGCGATCGCGATGGCGGCCCCGACGGCGAACAAGTTATTGCTCGTGACGGCCGCGGGCAACATGGGCAAAACCGCGCGGTTGATCGTGACGCCGATCAAACCGCCGGCAATGTATTCCGCCAATTTCGGAATACTGGTGGTAGTGCCGAAAAACGCAGGATTCCTGCGTCCTTTGGGGCGATGGGAACGATTGCGCCTGCGGTTGTGCCGCGGCCCCATCACAATGACGCGGGTTCCTGGATTTCTCCGGGACCGACGCCGGTGATGCGGGTTGGCTCTATAGGTGCGCCTCCGAGCATTCGATGTAGCCCGGTGCGCCCTGCGATGCGTGCGATGATGCTTTCTCTTATGTGCTTTCGCTGGCATGTATCTCCTTTCAGGGTTCAAAAAACCCAACGTCAACATGTGCGCCGGGTTAACTACACTCTTTCGTTTGGCGCGGGGCCGGTTCCGGCGTCCGTTGGCCACTTGACGAATTCGTTCGACATGCATGTTCTACCGTCCGATCGTATGGGGCCGCTGGATGACGACCTTCTGGGTCCCGCCCGCCGCGACCGTGCCTTTTTGCAAGATCGTGTAATTGGGATTTTCGGAAGCCTCGAACCACGCGGACGTAATTTCGTTGCCGTCTTGCGGCACCAGCGTGACGACCGGGAATCCCTGGGTGATTTCGGCTGCCGTCAGGCCGAAGTCATGAGTAATGACGGCGGATGTATCGGCAGCCGCCGAAGCCGATACCGTCGCGATGACGGTGTAGTTCGGATTCGCCCCTTGCATCTGTGCGGCCGTCGGGGCAACGGTGTAGGGCCACAGATACGTGATGGTGACGGTGCCTTTTTGACTTTGGCGCCGGCGACCGGATACCACGAGCTTGGATTTCATTTCAAAGTGTCTCCTTTGGGTTTCGTTAAAGTGCCAATCTTTCAAATGTCTGTTTACCCGGAACCGTTACGTAGTCCCGTGAAGTCCTGACGCCGTAATAGGCCAGATGATCGGCTTCGGCGTGTTGCGCGATCCATGCCGGGATACCCAACTTCCCGAGCCTCAGGAAAAACGAATGGTCTTCCCCTTTGCCGGGATAGCGGTCAAACGGATTCTCTTTGAGTTCTGACGTGATGCGTTCGCATACCGATCTCCGGATCAACAGGCACCCGGCTCCTGCCGAATCGATTTGTATCAGGGGAAGCGTGCGGTCCCATTCGGCGATAATTTCATGACGGCCGGTAGCGGGATTGAGCAGATATGCGACCGGCAGATTGGGCGGGCTTTTATAACTGTAGAGTCCCGTCAAAACGTCCAGGTGATTGCGTTCGAATAACCTCACCATGCGGGCACAGAAATCTGGCTCTAGCGACATGTCGCAATCGAGCATCAAGATCCAGTCGCCGCGCATCTGCGTCAAAAGATCGTTGCGGGCATAATCGTGCAGGCTGAGTTTGGTTCTCACCGGATGGATGTGCTCGCCCGGCTGACACAGAGCTTCCTGGGTGAAGAGCAGCAGATTGCCCCAAGACCAGCAAAACTCTTCCGGCACCGCCATGATGCCGCCCATGTAGCCGATGGTCCCGATACAGCGATGAGTCAGCATGGTTGCTCCCGGATTGCCACAACGCCAGAACCGTGCTCGCCCCAGACGTAATGGATTCGACTGCGCTCCTGTACCGTAAGCCCGGCTTCCGCAATCCAGCCGGCCAGCTCGGGCCAGCCGATTGAACGATAATGATAGGCGAAGATTCCGCCGTGCCCATTTTGCGGCCGGACGTAATACTGGGCATCGCCCGCCGGAGCCTCAAGCCTGCCGTCATCCCGGCGTTGATCGTGCGGCATCGTGATGACGACGCGCCCGCCCGGCTTCAAGGCCCTGAGAGCTTCACGCAAAGTTAGCACCGCTTCGGCGTGTTCCATGTGTTCCAGGATTTCGCCCAACACAACGCTATCGAAAGCGCCGCTGAACGGAAGGGCGCGGCCATCGGCCAGCACATGGACCGGCATCGCCTCGTGGGTCACGTGATCGACGAGCCTCAAATCCAGGTTGACGGCTCCCATGGCGGCCAAACCCGCACCGTCCGTATTGGACCCAACGTTCAAGATCTTGCCCCGCGAGTACAGCCGTTGATAGCTGAACTGGTCGCGATAAATCATGGTGCTCATGCCGGAACCTCATCGATTTCGACAGCAGAGCTGAGGGCGGCCATGTCAGCCCTTCCCCATCCTTCCCATTGCCGGGCGAACACGTCCCAATCGAATGTTTCGATGGCCCACGGCATCATGTCGGCCCGGATCTCTGTCTGCCGGTCTGAATCCACCATCAGCTTGAAGGTTTCGAGCACATAGCGGGCGCGCGTGAGCGCCGATGCCTTAACGTTGCCGTCGATGAAGACGCCGTGCTGGACGTTCTCCGCAATGGCCCACACGGGAGTGGTGACCGGAATCGCTCCGCAGGCTTGGGCATCCATGCAGGTGATGCAACTGGTTTCCGTGAAGTTCGAAGGATGGACCCATAGCGAAGATTTGAACCATTCGCGCAACAAATCGGGCTGCCCCATGCGGCCGTGAAACGTCACGCCCGGCTGTTCCAAAAGGCTCCGTAGTCGATCGGTATTTTGCCCGACACGCGAATCCTTCCCGTAGTGCGCCACGACTTTTTCGATGTTGTCGAAACCGTAATAGATGTGGAGTTCGGCGTCCGCAACCAATTCCCTGAGGCGGGGGAAGATTTCGAGCAAGTATTCCATACCGCGGTCTGGGGAACTGGCGTACATCAAACGATGGGGGTCCCGTTCCGGCGGATCGAGCGCGATTTGATCGATGAGGCTGCGTTTGATTCCGTTCGACGAAACCGACACGCGAGCGGCGGGGTAGCGGTTCCGGAAATATTGCCCTTGGGTTTGGCAGAGCGCAACCAGACGCGTTAATCGCTTTTGCCGTTCACGATTGATCTGCTGGCCTTCCCTGGTGTAATCCACGTCTTGGCAGATCAGCCAGCAAGGTGCTGAGGCAGGAACGAAGTCGATCAATTCAGGAGCGCGATAGATGATCCAGATCGAATCTCGATCGTGCTGATTGGCTTCGGCAAACTCCGGGAAGTCCTCGAAGGAATGCCAGTTAACGCCGGCTGGATCGATAACGACATTGCGAAACGGCGTCGGCGCAAACGAAATCACGTTATGGCGCAGCCGCGCGAGCCGTTGTGCCATTTCGATATGGCTGGTCTCGGAACCTCCGATGCCTTGACGGTCCGGGTTGGTCCAATCCCATGGCTCGAACGTCACGGTCGATATGAAGACGAAGTTCATCCCACGATCCCCGGGCTTGCGCCCAATGCCTTCTCGACTTTTCCGATGAAATACCGGCCTCCCGCGATTTCCATGCTGGGGTTGCGGGGCTTGAAGATCAAGATCGGCAACACGCCGTCGCTATGGTCTTCGCCCAAGTCGTGAAAGAAATCGATTTCTTCTCGCCCGTCGGCTTCGAAGATTTTGCGCGTTCGGTAGGTCACGGATTTTATTTCGCCGATCAGCATGTGGTCCCTGACATCGTACTGGTTCAGGCCGAATTTGCCCATCAGCTGATCGATTGGGATCTTTTGATCGCCGCCTACCGGAATCATCTGGCGCCCGTCTTCGGTGCAACTGAGGAACACGACATCGGCAATTGGTGAAGTCGCTGGGTCTGGAGCGCTCAACACGGCTTCGGCATTGCCGTTCCGAATCGTCATGGAGATCAGCGGCCCGATGCTCCACAGATTGCTGTGATAGTGGACCTGTTCGACAAACTCCATGACCTCGGTAGAGGGAAAGCCATGGAAGTCTTCGCTCATTTTTTGAGCCGCATCGAGCGGATTCTTACGACCGTGACGCAACGGAAAGACTCGAACCTTGAGGCCCTTAGGATTCGAAAGTTCATGCAGCCTCATGCGCGCCCAACTTTGCGCGGCTTTGTAGGTTTTGAATTGTTCGTGCTCTGCGCCGATCCGGACGCCGAATTCATGCCGCCCGGTTTGGTAGATTTCCGCTTTGCGTCCGCCTTGCTTCAACTCCGCGAACGGATTCGTCGCGGACATCGGACACATTCGCCCCGGATTGCTCCGGCCGACCCGTGCCGCCGCTAGCAGTTCCCGCTTGCCTTTGGGGGTCCGCATTTTCGAGGCCGCGCAAACGGCCGCCGGATCGTCTACGCCGCCGCGCTTCGAGACCGCCGCAACACAGCGCTCGAAAGATCCTGCGCCCGGATTACGCCGCTGGTAATTCATGGCCCGGCGGACCAGAGCCTGTTGCGCGGGACTCAGTTTTTCATAAGGTGTGCCGAAAAGCGCGGGCATCTTGGTCGGTTTAGCGGGCTTCGAGACTTTCGCGAGTTTGGCTTTGGGGGTCTTGAGGCTCGCCTTGATCCTGGTCGAATGCACGCGAGACGAAACGCTTCGGCCTCTGGCTGGACTTCCTTTGGGGCGCGTCCATGTCTTACGCTTTGCGCTGTAGGTCCGCTTGGACCAAGGCCAATTTCGTTTTGTGACTCGTTTCGTCATTTATGCGTAAGCCGCTTTTGCCGCGGCCGAAGCCCGCCGGCTCCGTTGATACCGGGAATGCTTACCGTCGCTGAAAAACAGCGCCCACAACAAAATCACGGATCCGCCGATCATCCACACCCGAACCGAACCGATGACCGGCTCGCACAGGGCCGTCATGAAACTGGACCACGCGCCCGACCAGTTGCCGCCCGTTATGGCCGTCGCGATCGCGCTCAAATCGTCCGACAGTGCGCCCATCCCCGTCAGGGGGCCACTATATTGCATTCCGCCGGACGAATACGCCAAGACGGAATTTTGCGGGATGGGGTACATGGGCGCCGTCGGAACCACTTCGCCCATCCCGCTTGCTCCCGGCCAAAATGGTAGCCCTGGCGAGGAGGCCACCAGTTCTCCGACGCCCGGAACAAACACGCCAATATGATGAGCAGGGATCACCTGCGTCCCCTCTTTTTCTGGAACACCATCAGGGCCGCGATAGCGCCAGCCGCCAGCATCCAGACCTGCACGGGGCCTATGACCGGTTCCGTCAAGGCGGTCGTGAAGTTGGTCCACGCGAGCGAAAAGTTTCCGCTGGTCAGGTTCGTGAACATGCTGCTGAGATCGTCCGTCAAGGTTCCCATGCCGCCACCGCATCCCCCGCAGGTTCCCGCGCACCCGCAACCCATGCCGGTGCCGGATGCCCAAAAAGGCAGACCCGGATTGGAATGGACTAAATCCGCTAAATCTCCGAAGCCAGTGGCCCCGGGCTCGGGCCACATGCCGGGGATGTTGTCCAAATAGGCGATAGGATATCCGGTATAAACTAACTCGCCCATGCCCGATCCCGAAGGCCAAAACGGTAAACCGGGATTCGAAGCCACCAAATCGGCCAGATCGCCCATGCCACCGGCCGAGGGCCAGAACGGCAGACCGGGATTCGAAGCCACCAAATCGGCCAAGCCCCGCAGGTGTGAATGATGAACTCTCATGGTTGCTCCTATTTCTTAAGCACCAAAAGTAAAACCAGCCCCAACCCAACGGCTACCGCCAACATCGTGGGTGTACCGGAAAGCGACTGGAGACATGGGCCGCATTGTTGAAAATAACTGGGGAATGGAATCCCGGAACACCATCCCGGACACCCGGAGGGCGATGCGCCCGGAGCGCCACTTGGTCCTGCCGCTACGCTCGCGGGCGTAGCGCTGCATACCAAATTCGTGGTGTCCCATTGCTGACCGGTCGGGCAGATATTCGAGCACGGCCAGCAACTCGTGAACATATCGGATGAGAACGGCACATAAGGGCACCAAGACGGACAAGCGGGATCGCAGTCCGTTCCGGGAACCGGCTGAGGGCAGAAGGAACTGCTGGCCAGTGGCGTGGTCGTCTGCCCCAATCCGCGAATTCCCAATTGATGGCCCCCGATCCTCAAATGGTCGTACCCCCGATCTGCAAACTAATGAGCGGATTCCCCGTGATGGCTTGGTAGCCGAACCAGCCCGCCAGCGCCACACCGATGACTTGATGGCCGTTGAAAAACAGGTATACGCCCAAGCCCGCCGCAATCCATTCCGGCAAGTTCGGAACGCTGGGCAGCGAAAGATTTTGTAAAGCCGTGGGGTTCATGCGCCGCCCCTTCTGAACTGGGCCGCAACATTAACGAATACCCGGATCCCGGGATTCTCGCGCATGACGATATCGAAGATGTTGAGACCCATCTGCATGGCGGCTTGCTGCAAGATATCGGGCGGATAGGCATTGGGATAAGCGGACCGGGCATAGAAACGGGTATGTACTGACGACGGCTCGCTCGTCTGCCTAAGCCGTTCGGCGGCCGCGCGATTCTGCGCCAATTCCAAATCGTAGCGGTGGCGCTTTTCCGAATTCTCCAGAACGTCGTGAGCTTGGTTCAAGAGCCGCACTTTTTCTTCATCCGGCTCGGAACCATCGGTGTGGAACCGGCGCATCAGGACTTTCCAAGCCGCTTCGATCACGTCGCCCGACGCGCGATCCGAGACCTCCAGGATTTCGTAATGGGTCATCTGATCACCTTGACGAAGACCAGCAATCCCAATAACGCCAGACCCGCATAGATGGCCCAGCTATAATCGGTTTGCGCAGGTGCCGGAGGATTCGCCGCCGGTTGCCCAGAAGCATTGAGCAGTTGTCCCGAAGGACTCGTGCAATAGATCGATCCCGGAGGCAGCGGCCCCATGAAGTCGGCAGGATAGCAATTGCCGTAATTTGAAGACGTCCCCAGATCGAGCGCCGGTGACTGCAACAGGTTGACGAGCGTCTGGCCCATCATCGGCGTTTTCCTCCGCCCGACATCGCGAGCAAAATGCCCACCACCGCGACGGCGCCGATGATGTACAACATGGTCGAATTGCTGGCAGGTTGTACGGCCGCGAGCGAAGATCCCATCAAAGTTTGCTGGCCTGCAGGCGGAATCGACGTTAACGGCAAAGCCGAAATATTCAGACTAGGAATCGTAATGCCGGGCCGAGCCGTCGCAACGGGTTGCCCAGAAGCATTGAGCAATTGTCCCGACGGACTAGTGCAATAGGCGGACCCCGGTGGCAGCGGGCCGGTGAAATCGGCAGGATAGCATCCCGTCGTAAGAGACGACGCCATCAGAGATTGCTGTCCCGTTGAACTGCCCGCACTGAGCGGCAGGGTCGAGAGATCGATTGGGGCCGAAACATCGACCGGAAGAGACGTTTCGCCTCCCAGCGGAAGCGTCGAGAGATCAACTCCTCCATCGTCTTGGCCTAAGCCCGCGAGTGCGTGACGCCAAATTCTCATTTGAGCCTCGCGATCACGACGGCGCCAGCAACCGCCGCGGCCAGCCACCAGAACCACTGGACTGTTGGGGCGCATGCTCCTGGCTGTTGTGCTTCAGCGCAAGGGTCCGGAGCCGCGAAACATGGATCGACCCAGCCGTAGCAGTTCATTGGCGTCCCCCATGTACGGGCCACAGCACAGCGCCCACGTGGAACCGATGGATTGGGATTCCAACATCGGACCCCAAGCCGCTTAAGCCCCCGACCCCTTGGAGCCCCGATAAAAACTGTTGAGCCGTCATGCTCCCACGATTGGTTGCCGTGAGGTACGGAAACGCGGCTTGCAAGACAGTGGGGGAAAGCGTCGTGCCGGTCAGGCTCAGGTAATAATAGCTCCAGTTATCGACATTCAATTGAGTCGTGGGGTCCGTGAAGCCCGCAGCGACCACTAGGGGAGATGCGATCTGGGGCGTAACAATCGCAGTGGACGAAACGGTCGCGGGTGGCGATAAAGTTCCCGCTCCGATCGTGCATCCCGGAACCGACATCGCCCCACCGGTCACGGGATTGATCGCGATCCCCGGACCTGTCACGATGAAGCCGGCCGGAACATTGCAGGCCGGCTGAGAAGTTACGGGCGCTGGTGGAACTTGGGTTTGCGGTGGCGGTTGAGTCTGGACCGGAGCGGCAGGCGTTTGAGTTGATGACGGAGCAGATACGGCAGTAGAGCCGGAAGGTGCGGAAGCTGTGGACGATGAGGACATTACCGAAGTGGGCGTAAAGAGCGATGTGAAATCGTTACACACCGGCGTGCCTTGCAATAGGCTTCCGCTTCCGGCGGCGCATTGCACTTTGAGCCATTCGTAAATGCCCCACACGACCCCGACGACAATGCCCAGACTGATGAGGCTGTTGACTGGAGACGATTGCGCCATGCTAGTTCACCCACCAGGACGGAACACCGGGCAGGCCGGCTTGACCAGCTCCACCGCCCGACAGCACAGCGCCAACGGGACAGATGGTGTTCGGCGGACATGGCGTTTGAGACGGATAAAATGTTCCCCCTCCGACGGGATTCGGCGGTAGCAACGGAGCGACGACCGGCGTGACTGGCGTTTGAGCCTGGCTGCTAGGAATAGCTGGAGTGCTGCTGACCGCCGTTGTTATTGGTGCAGGCATCGTGACGGTTGCGGGTTCGGTCGTCGTGATCGGAATGGTCGGGACCGCTACCGGAATCGAAGCAGCTGGGGTCTGTTGATTGAACCATTCGTACAGCAGCCACACTCCGGCCGCCACCAGCGCCAACGTCACGATGGTAGAATCTTTCATCAGTTCAGCCATCCTGAATAAGGATTTGGATAGGTCTGGCCGGTCCACTGGATCATGCCCAGCCCCGATACGCCGGCTTGTTGTTCTTGATACAGTAACGTGACCCATTGGGTCGCCGACATCGGGGCAGTTCGGTCCCCGCCGCCCGCCGCAATCATGGCGTCGATCATGGTGGGGCTGATGGAATTCGCGATGCCGAATCCAGCGGGCAAGCCGGATTGAGGAGCCGAATTTTGCCACCAGTAGGACCATTGGTCGAAGTTTTGGGCATTGCTGCCCGCAGCCGTTTGAAGTGCGGTCACGGCTTGGACGTAAGACGCCGGAAGCACTAGAACCGGTTGTGTGTGCGATGGGGTAGCGGCCGCTGAAGCGGTAGTAGACGCCGGACTCGTGACCACGCCGGTAGCCGGTACCGCAACTCCGCCGAACCACTGTTGCCAAAGACTGGGTGCGCCGCCGGCCCCAGGCTGGTTCAGGTACCACCAGATCGCGAAGCCGCCAGCCGCGACGACCAACAGTTTCAGAATGGTTTTGGTTTGGTCGTTCATCGTCTTTTGGGTAATGCAATCCAACCGGCCGCAAGCAAGAGCACGACCGCAACGATCGGGTTTTGGGCAATCCATCCGTTCAGTTGTTCCCACGTCGAGCACGCGACCGGTTGAGGCGCAATTGCGGCCGTGATGTTGGGAAACGGCTGCACAATGTTCTGGGGGGTCAGGGCCGGAGGTGGCGGCAGTGAAATTGGCGGCGCGGCCACGATTGGCGGCGGCGTTGGAGGCGGCGCGGCGGCCAGCATTTGGGCTGTATACTGAACCGACGAATCATCGTCCGGCACCATACCGGCATAGCCCGTCACCATGTAGCCGCCGCTCAGTTGCTCGACGACCGTGGCGTTGCCCCAATCCTGCCCGGGATACACGATGGCCCCGATGGGAGGCGCGCCGGGCGACGGGGCTGTTGAGAAAACCGCCATACTAATGTTTCTTGGTCAGAAAATACAAACCGACCAGGGCGCCCACAATCGCGAGCGCGGTCCATGAACCCACAGGACCAATGCAGGTTTCCGTTGCACTGAACAAGGTCCAGCACGAATTAGCGGCAGGTGTTCCACCAGTGCCACCGGATGTTCCGCTAGCAGCAACGGAAATTAAATGAGAAGCGGCCTGAGTCGCGGCTGCCGAAGGCGTGGTGCCGGCTGGTGCCACGATCCCGTGGGGCGTCACGGCCATGGCGCCAGATCCAGCCGTGGGAGACGCGACGGTCGCGCCTTGCTGATTGACCCATCCGACCGTGGCGGTAGCGCCCGGCGCAGTGCCGGGAACTGGGTTGCCGTTGCCATCTACATAAGGCACCGAATAATTTTGAGGCAGCGGTCCGGTCCCCAGATCGTATGCTTCACCGGGGGCCTTGGGTGCCACGACTTGCGGCGATGCCGCGAGTTCCTGGGGCGTCAGCAAGCTGTTCCAATTGACCTGCGTGATGGGCGTATTGTTGACCGGGCCGGAGCCTTGATTCACGTATTCGCCAATCGGCTGCGTGGCGGCCCAAGTCTCATACTGCTTGCCGTAGCTGGCGGCAATCTGCTGAATATTTGCGCCCGCGCAAGCGCCCGGATAAAGCTGGCAATACGCCACCGCCTGCTGGACCATATCGTTAGAAACGTCTTGGGCCGAAGGCAGCCCTTGATTGGCTTGGGCCTGCGGACTCATGCTCTGGTTTTCCTGGAGCAACTTGGCCAGCATGGAATCCAGATCCGGCACCATGGTGTTGCCCGTGATCCCCGCCACGGGAGTCGGAACGTAATTAGGCGTTCCGGGATTGCTTACCGGTGCGCCGGTCGCCAGCACGTTGGATGGATACTGCAAAGCGCCAGTAGCGTAAAGCTGCTGCTGCACTTGCTGGGTGCCGCTGTTGGTCGTCCAACCCGACCCGGTATAGACTTCCACATTGCCGCCGCTGTCCAAAATCGTGCTTCCCGGAACATAGTCGGTCGCGGGATTGAACGCCGTCGGAACCGTCGTGGAACTCTGGCCTAATCCTCGAAGCCCCTTGATCTCTTGCAGCAGGTCGTCGATGTGGCCCAAATAAAGAACCGGTATCGCGGCTAATCCCCGCAGATGGACCGCATGAACCGGAGGACCGGGATAGCGTTGATGGGGACCGTGGAGCATGTGCGACGGCATCATCATAAAAGCAGCACGACTCCCATGACGGCGGCGGCAATCAGCAAGAGAGGCACATAACTGGGTGAACCGGAAACCGTGATTGACGCGCTTGCGAGTGAAGCGTCCGGCACAACGTTCGGGTCGTTTTCGATCGGGACATAATAGTTCGTGACCCAATCGCATCCGGTATTGCCGGGATTGGGGCACCAAGGAGCCGGGGCACCCTGGACCAATCGTTGCGAGATGCAGTTCTGTCCCGCGGTCCCCATGCTGGGCTGGCTGCACATCTGCTTGAGCCACGTGAAAATCTGTTGGATGCTCGCGAGAGTGGAGGCTTGAAACGACTGTGGCCGGGGCGTGGGCGTGGCGAAATATTGCTGTTTGATCTGGTTGAGCAACGCTTCGGCTTGATTGGCGTAGTTGGAGGTCTGGACACAGGTCTGACCGCAACCGGAAAATAAACTGAAGGCCGCGCTGACCAATTGCGCAACGCCCGCTGCGGCCGCAACGAACGGCGCGCCGGGACCCGTGGCGGGCACGATGCTCATGAGCGCGCCGCCAACTTGTCCGGATATCTGGGCTGGCGTTTGTCCCATGCCCGCGAGCGTGCTGCCGCGCATTGCAGGATGCCACCGGGCAGATTCGAAACTGTAGGGCTGAATCATTTCCGCTTGGCGTTACGGCGCTTCCGGTTCTTACGTTTCTTGGGCGCGATCTTGATGACGAGTTTGGGGAGCGGACGAGGCTTCTTCATCGCCGTCCCTTCTTAGCTGTGCGTTTCCGTGTCCGTCTGTGAGGCTTCGCAGCGCGGAGACGCGGAGCATTGCGCCTTTTCTTATTTGGTTTGCGGCGCTTTGACCCGGAGGCAGCTACGCGCGCCGCGAGCGATACCCGCGCGCCGCGCGCACCGGCCCGGTAAATCCGGCGCAAATCCGAAAGGCTCGCGGATACTCGCCTAGACGTAGACGCCATAGGTTCCCTCTTATTTCCTCATCATCAGCAATACGACTCCCACCAGCGCAATCGCAATCAACGGCAGCATCAAGCTTCCCGAAATCCCCACGGTCGTCGATACACCCGGCAACCCGAACGCGCCGACGGCCGGAACATAACGGCCTGTCGCGGCGTTGTAGACGTAACCGGCGGGAGCATTGGCGGCATTGACGGCCTGCGTGGCGGCGCCGCCGGCAGCAGTCAGGACGGTGGCGATTTGGGCCGCAACGCTAGGACTGGCGCCGCTGGCACACAGGCCGGTCGTGGGATCGGGACTGCTGCCATCCGCGCAGGTAAACTGTCCCAGACCCGGCATAGAATGTGGATACACCGCCGGAACCGGAATCATCATGCGCGTCTCCGCTTGGCCGCCCAAACTAGCGCCACGATAATGAGCATGCTGGCAATCACGAGCCGCCGGTCCATCGTGCGTTCAATGGGCCATTCCTCGATGCGGCCGAGATGCCGGCATTCCCAGCCGGGTTCCGGTCCGTGGCTGAAATCGAGCGGAAGCCTTCGGCCGTTCGGATATGCCGCCAGATACACGTGACTGAAGCGATTGGGTTCTGCTGGATCTGCCGCGACGGTCACGAGCGAAGCTGGAATCCCGAGGGCCATGAGCAAACAGCCGGCATAAAGGACAAACCCGTCACAGTCCTCCATGCCCCATCCGTTGGCCCGGATCAGCAACTCCTGATCGATCGGTCGGATGAACACTTCGACCACATCGGGTATCCGCGGATCGGAGGTCTGAAGCGCGTGCGCGATATCGGAGTCGTGGCTGAATCGCAACAACGCCTTGATGGTCCGCCACAATCCCGCGATGGGATCGCCGTTCCCCATCGCTACTGCGGATTGGGCGCGTTCCTGGATCTGCGGCCAACGGGCGTCGTCCAGCATGTAGCCGATCATCTTGCGGATCGATACCGGGATCTGGGCGTCGGGATCGTCCGGTAACCAGTCGAACTTGTAGTTAAGAGTGTGGCCGAACTCTGAGTGATAGGCCGTGTCCATCACGTTCGGCCCATCATACTTGCAAACCACACGTAGTTCAATTACAGTAAGAAGCTATATGGAAACGACCCGGCATCGGCTGTATCGTATTAGGTTTTTACGGGGATGAGCAGCAGCGCAACTCCACCAGAAGTACGAGCAGCCATCAAACAACGGGTGCGCGAAGGGCCGTTTGGCCGTAAAAAACGTCCCGAAACTCAGTTCCCACTCCCGCGTTGGGAAGTCTTGTCCAAAGCGCGGTGTAAATATTTCTTCGAATACTGGGCAACTAAGATTCCGAAGTCCATGCTGGATTTGGTGTACGTCAGCGTCTACCGGACTTGGCCCCAAGTCAAGATGGAATTGGTCGAGCCAGAGCGCAAAGATCATGCTTGGGAAGTGATCGAAGGTGCATGTCCGTTCGATCCCGAAAACTTTGAGACCCAGATCATGCAACGGCCCGGCTATGGATCTGGAGATTATCGTTTTGACCTGAAGGAACGGGGCTTGTCTGACATCCTTTGCCGGGCGTATGTGTCGGCTCAAGATCTGCACCTTTACCCGCCAGTCCTTGATTATTCAACCCTGGTCAACACACCAGCGAACCAATCGTACATTCGCGACCTGATGAAGTTGAATGTCAAGTTGCCGTGGGAATACACTCCTGAGGAGGACGAAATGGCCGGAAACGCAATGGGTGACGCCATGAAGACGATGGCCGATGCGGTCGTGACGATCAGCAAGACAGCGGTAGAGCAGGCCAATTCTGCCAAGGAATCGGCGGAGGCTGAAGCCGAAGCCCGCGTTGAAGCAGCCGAAGCTGAAGCCCAAGCCCAAGAGCCGGGCCAGACACCGGAGGGGACCGTGCAGGTCGTGACCGCCATCGGCAACATGTACGCGAATGCCGCGAAAGGAGTGGTCGATATGGTGACTCAACATGCCGGGCACCAGTTCAATCCTGTCGAAATGCTGACGGCCGCCAAGCAACTCATGGGCGACGGCGGCACGATGGTGATGCTGGACAAGATGTCCGCCATGCAGGAGAAAAATCTGGCGTTTCTTGAAAAGGTCATGGAGAGCAAGACCAAGGAATCCTCGGCTGTCGCTGTTCCGGTTGCGCCCGCCAACGGCCTGGATCAATTGCTGGATCAAGCCGAAAAACTGAAGCGGCTGGCGGACGTGATGGGCTGGTCGCACGATAACGACCGCGAGCCTGCGCCGCCGGAACGCCCGCCCAAAGCACCGGAAAAAAGTCTCGGCGCCGTCATCAGCGAAAACATCGTCCCGATTGTCGGGGGACTGACCAGTATCTTGGCGCTGGGGGCCAACATCCTGTACAACATGAAGGCTGCGCAGCCCCGGAACCCAGCAGAGGATTTGGCCACGGCCGCCAAAGCCAATCCGCTCCAGCAAATGATGCCGCAGTCCCCCAACGGAACCGGCATCCCGACGGTTCCCCCAGCCAATCCGGACGATCCACTCGCCCAGTACCGGCCCTTTGTCGGGCGCGTGGCACCTGCGTTTCTAGCTCACTTCTTCGATCCCAATTTCAGCGGCTATACGTTTGCCGAATACATCTTGTCGGGAGGATCTGGTGCCGGCAATACGCCGGAAGGCCGGCAAGCCTACGGCACCATCAAGGAAACGCTCGGCCGTCAAAAGTTCGATCAGCTCATCCGCGAATCGGATCTGTGGTCCAGAATTCAGGGAATGCCGCAGAAGTACGCCAAGTTCCTCGACGAGTTCTTCGGCTACGACGAATGGGCAGAACAGCAGGCCAAACAAGAAGCGATGGCATCATGAAGGCAAAATCAGATCCAGCGAGGGATGCCTGTCGCATCGAACGACTTCGATCCCATTTGCCCATTTGCACTTTCGGATCCTGATGAGTGGCTATGGGGAATCGCTCATGCATTGCTATGATCCACAAGAAGCCGCGCTGCTGTTGAGCCTAATGAATGAACGTGTTCCTGTGGCGATAAAGAGATGTGCTGATGCGGACGAGGCATGGATGCCCTACCGAATGATGCGGCGTCATCGATTCCTAAGCACAAGCGCAAAAAAGAATCCCACCAGGAAGAAAAAGGCCGTCTAGCCATGCAACCCAACGGAGCGCCCGCCTTAACGGACCAGCAGATTGACGAATGGATCGATCAGCAGAAAATTCAATTGCGCACCTGCTACCGTGCGGTCTTGGCGCAAGGCCAGCCCTGGGCCACGCTCAAAATCGGCAGTATCAAATTGCCCAGCGGCCAGCCATGGGACGTGGTGTTGTTTCTGGCCAACGAACCAGTCGCCAAATTGATCGAGGGCGTGATTGGTCCCGGCTACGTAGGCATGACCCAAGCGTTCCAGAAAATGGTGGCGCAACAGCGTCCAGCGCAACCAGCCGCTGGTCCATCGACTAGCAATCCATTTGGTTTGCCTCTACCATGAGGGGGTGCAAGTAGGCGATACCGTTCTCTATACCGGACCGTGTTGCGCGGGATACTTCCCTTCCGTGGTCGAAGGAGTCGTGCTCCGAATCGGGACCTTTCGCGCACAGGTTCGTTTTCCCTGGGGCGTCCATTCGCTAAAACTGGATCATTTATCTAAAATTTCACTATCCGGCCATTGCGTAGACGCAAATATCGTATGTGTGGACGCATAGTATATTGGATACTATGCAAGCATCCAACAATACCCCTCCGATTGGATCGGACCGATGGAGGCCCAAGGAAAAGGTACGCCGCCGGCGCTGCCGCAACTGCAACCGGCTATTCTGGCCCGAAACCAAATGGCAGCGATTCGATACCGACCAATGCCGGACGGCATTTTATAAAGCCTTCGGCCCGCTCGACATTGAACGGCCGCGAGAAATTAAGCCCAAGCAAAAGCCTCATCGCCGACATTGCCACAATTGCAACCGCCTCTATTGGCCCGAAACGCCATGGCAGCGATTCGACACCGAGCAATGCCGCAAAGAGTTTCATCACCACGGCGGCGCCTTCGGGCCGCTCAAGATCCGGCTTGAAAAAATCATCCGGGTTTCGATCAAGGAATTGAAGGTCAAAATCGCGGATCTCGAACGCCGCATCGTCAGGCTGGAATCGCGATGACGTGGTACGAAATTCTCCGGTCTTCTGCGTGTTCGCTTTGCGGCATGCCCAAGACCACAAAGCGTGGTGCTTGGCGTCGCCCGTTTTGCGAAAGCTGTGAGGCTTCTGTTCCGGATCGATTGGCTTGGCATCTCAACGTCGCCATGCACAACGTTTGGTTCATGCGGTGGTGGAGATTCGGGATGCTGTGGTCCAAGCGGCAGAAACGCAAATGGCCGACATGACGACGCGCCGTACATCACGAGGCGGATGGGTGAACCCATCTAGTCTTCCGGTTGGTCCAAGTGGTCGGCATCTTTGTCGCAACTGTGGGGCTGAGGTACCGAAACGCCGCTCGACGTTTTGTAGTGGATCATGTGTCCACCAATGGAAACTCCGGACTAATCCGGGCTATTTGCGCCGGATGGTTTATGAACGCGACAAGGGCCTATGTGCGGAATGTGGACTCGATACCGTTGCGGCAAAGCCTAAGGGCCGGACCGGTCATCTTTGGCAGGCCGATCACATCGTGCCGGTCATCGAGGGCGGGGGCGAATGCGACCTCCAGAACATGCGGACTCTCTGTACGGCGTGTCACCAGAAGGCCACGGCTGCGTTGCGCAAACGAATGGCCCGCGCCAGGATCGAAGCCAAGCCATTGCCGTTGTTTGATGGCCTTTAGTTCGCCATCGTTTTGCTTTTGGCTACCTGGTCGATGGTGCTGGTCAGATTGTCGATAGCGACGCGCTCCGTGGCCGGGAGCGCCGCGCGCTCCGCGCGATACTGGTCGAGTTTTTTGCTAGTCTCGGCGGCTTCGCGTTCGTAGAATTGCTGCTCTAGGTCTTCGTCTCGAAAGCCCGGCGTCGTCGCACTTGTGACGATTTCACCGTCTGTGGGTTTCCCGAACCTGGTCGCATAGATCGCCCGCAGTTCTGCAAGGCCGGCCCACTGCCGCAGATTGTTGACCACAGCGCTCACGAGCCAATCGAGTTGTTCGTTGGTTTGGACGAACTGCACCATGGAGCGGCCCAATAGTTCCCGAGCTGGTTCGCTTGTCGGGGCGAAAGGCACGAGATCGCAAATCGCAAACGCTGCGGCGATGAACTGTTTTTCTGTGGGTTTGTCGGTTGCGTTTGGCGCCAACGGTTTGGCTGACATGGAATTCCAGCATACAGCGACTGCCTTCCCCAAGGCAAGGGGTTTTTATCCTCGTCCGGCGGCCCGATCCCGTTCTGCGGCCCGGCGCATCAGTCGGTCGTAACTTTCCTCACGAGCCGTCATTTTTTGTGGTTGGCCCCGTTGTCTGGCGGCTTCTAGTTCGAAATCGGCTAAAGTCTTGCTACCCCACAGCCCGGCGTGATCTTGTCCATCCCACCTGACAAGTAACTCTATCATTTCAGAAGTGTTTTTGTTTTTGAAGGTTGCGCGGATCTTGGCTGCTAATGGCCGGGATGGGGCCGCCATCCGGAGATCTAAGGTTCGCTGCACAATGGCATGGAAGTCTTGTTCCCCAATGTCGGGAAGGGGTTGCGGCGGTTCGGTGATGGGTTTATCGGGGGGGACACCACCACCACCAACCGTGCTGGTTTCGTCCAGCGAGGAGGGGGGGGTTGGGGGTGGTGGTGGTTCCTCCTCTTTTGTATGTGGTTCTGGTTGTGGTTCTGAAGGGGAAGTTTGCCATGCGTTTGCCATCTGGTTTGCTTTTACTATACCCCGCTTTTGTGGACACATATTGTCCCACCTGGCAGCAGCACCTAACATCCCTGATAACTGTCGTTTAGCGATAAGTATCAAGCGAGACTTTCGCTTTTCTTCGTCGGCTGGAAACTGAAAAACGTCGTTAAAAATTTCAAAAAAACTTTCGATGATGGGCCAAATTTTTGCGAACTTATAGCTCGATACGTGGTAAGTGGCGGCCAAGCGCCTTAAGACACGCGGGTCGGTCGGGAGACCGCCGTTGATGAAGGCAAAATCACGGAATCGCTGAAGTAACGCATACTCCTCACCCTTAAGGAGCCGCATCGGACCAGATTCCTCGTCTTTAGGAAATCGTTGAATCCAAGGCTGATTCTGTGATTCTTCTCTGGGGAATGAAAGCTGACTGGCTGGCATGGGAGGGTCCTTTGGTGACTCCCAGCGGGCGAAGGCGTGGGGAAAGTTTTTCGAAATGGGCTATGGACAAACGAAAAGAACTTCGGTATACTGTGTGCCGGAGTAACCTTTCGATTGAGCACCCGGGGCGGCTTAGTTGGACTGAGCCGCCCCTTTCCTTTTTCCTGCGCTCATCGGGAGCAGTTTTGAGCACGAACGGAATTGTACACCAAAACCAGCCGTAGTACTAGATCCTCCGTAGTACGTTTTGAGCCTTGCAATGGAACTAAAGGACAAGTAAACTTTAGGCCATGCCTGCCATCCTGAGAATCAACCCCGATCGAACCGTATTCGAAGTCGTGACGCCTGAGGGCACCCAGTTCGGCCCCGAGGAAACGGACGAAGAGTCGAGCGTCCTCGAAGACCAGGAAGGTGCCTGCTTCATGGTGGTGTTCGAGGGCTACGAAATCCTCAAGCCCAATACCGTGTACCGCCTGGTCGAAGTCGAAACCATGGTCGAGGAAGTGGACGAATTCGACGACGACGGAGACGACGACGGCCCCGGCGAGGAAGCTGTCGCCTGATGAGGCAAGGGAACCAAGTACTCAGTCGGAAGGCGCTGGCCGCTCCCGAGCTGTCGAGCCAGCAGGTCGCTCGTCTGGCCGGGATCACGAGACGGCAACTGGACTGGTGGTGCTTGAGGGGTTACGTGCGACCCTACCGCCGCCCGGCATTTCGTTTCCAGCAACACGATATTGTCGAGATCATGATACTGGCCCGCTTAAGGACGTTGGGACTTGCGATCAAGCCCTTGGTCCGAAAGGTCTTGAGACTCGCGAACGCCGAAGGCTCCGAAGCGCTACTGATCCTGATCGATGGACAGACGCCCGCGATACGGAAGTTCCGGAAATCGAGCAGCCGCGCAGAAGCGATCGTGGCCATGAACGAACATCATGGACCAGTATTGTTTTTGGATCTGGCGGACATGCGGGACCGTGCTGAACGGGCGTTATTTCCAGAATCGTTGGGCACCAGGGTGACGCTGTCATGAGCGCGTTCGGGTTGCCTGTTGAAACCAGCGAGATTCCGCCGTTCTTGGTCAACGTAATCGAGCAATCCGTTCAAGAGTTTGAAGAGCGTTTCGGTAGCCTGGCGATGATGGCCCGGGCGAATGGCTGGATCGAAGATTACCGCCAAGAACTCCGGCGGATCGCGGCGCTGGCCTATCAGGTGGGACGGGACCAGAAGGGAACAGATTAAGCCAATGCCCAACGGTTATCCCGAGGCTTACCCGAATTCCGGAGAAACCGGCCTGTATGTTAACGTTGTGAACCTTCCGCCAGAGCCACCGTTCATAACAGAAGTCCAGCAGACTCCGATGCATTCGGTCGTGCGCAAGAATTGGCGGAAACTATTACCATCCTCGCCATTGGTTTCAGCGTGGACTATTATACTCATTTGTTCGCTGGTGCCCGCAACGCCGGATGATGCAACGGTCGCTAGTGCGATAGCACGATGGGAACGCGCTATCGGTCGGAAGGTTCCGCCATTCACAATTAACAGGGCACTATTCTGTGGGCCGGTGATTCCGCTACTAGCAGGACCGGTAGCCTGCTTCAAGAAAAACACTTCATCCATCACGTTTACGCTGTTTTATGGAGAACCTTGGATAATTCCATGGTCCCATTGTGACCATGAAGATGTCGTGATGCACGAGATCGGGCATCTTTTGGGATTGCCTCATGTAAACGGTACCCTCATGCACCCGAGTTGCAGCGGCGATATCCACAAAAACCGGATCATCGAACCGGATTTGTTAAAGATGCTCGAAGCAGATCGCAAAAAACCATGACTTCCTTCCTGCCTAAATTAAAGCGCATCTTGCCGGGCTTCGTGTGGCGCAACGCCCGCGACGAAATCGTCCAGTTGCGCGGCGTCATCAATTACGTTAGCTCCAGAGTCGAGTGGGTCGAGACCGATTCCAAAATCCATCCGCTGGTGTACCTGATCGGCGAAACCTACATCTACATTTGCTATCGTTGCCCTTGCACCGTTTACGAACAGGAAGTCCAGATGATGCGGCAGCACGATATCGACCGCAACGTTATGCCGCGGCTGGCGCGGTGCCCGTTTTGCTCCGGTCCAATTGAACGACCCAAGACCGGCGACAAAGTCGTGCTGCAATATAGATTTTCCAAAGACGCCAGCAGCGCGGGTTGGTGGGCCACCCGGAGGGACTGGTGAAGTACCGGGCCATCCTGATCGACCTCACGGCTCATCAGCGTGAGGCCAAGGCGCAACAAAGTATCTCGAATTCTCTGGAGGACCTGGATCATTGGGCCAGCGCAACGCTCCAGAAGGTGGCGGTGGATCACCCAGACCCAACGGCCCTATCGATCGTGATCTACCAGCAGTACGAAAAACCAATCCGAACCATGACGTTGAATCTGGCGGGCGATGTGCACGAATAGGTGGAAGCTTAAAAAATGGCGACCCTGACGGCCTGCCGGTGCGACCAATGCGGAACTGTCTACGAACCCCGGGCGCCCGGTCAGCAACGCTGGCAGACCCGGATTACACGTGGTATCTTTGAAATTTCGCCGGCCGGCACGTTCGATCAACGGCCGCCCGAAACCGTGAATCGCCATGACCTGTGCAGTCCGGAATGCGTGGTGCTGACGGTGCAGGATTTTTTAAAACCGAGAGGTCCAACCGCATGAAGACCCACGTTTTGAAAGCCCAGCGCGAAGCACAACGCTCAGCTGCCCAGCAGGCCCGGACCGAAACGATACCGATCCGCGGCTTCACGGATGGACGGCTCAACATGGAAGGCCACGCGATCGCGGCGCTCAAATCCATGCCCAAGTGCGAGCTGGCCGATCAACTGGATGATTTGGAACATCAGTACGCCGAATCACTGGAGATCCGCAACCGTTATCCATGGGGGCGAATTGCCGCGAATCTGACGAAACCAGCGACGGAGCTATTGCGTCAGGAGATCGCGCTTTTGGCCCGCGAAGTCAACCGCCGGATGCTCAACGACAAAGCCCAAGCCGCGCAAAAAGATTTTCACGACAATTATTCCCGGCTGGTCGCGGAATTCAGTGATTTGCGCTCCTTTTTGCAGGAGCACTTCAGGGACGAACTGAAGCGCGCGGAAGCACTCAATACGCCGCTTTTACAAGTCGCCAAGGCCATCATGTTGAGGGAGGGAAATTTCAAATGAGCACGGCAGTGGACCCATTAGCGAACGTGAAGCGCTTGACGGGCATGGACGTGCAAGAGCCGGAATCCGGCGTGGTTCACGTCTATGCGAATGTGTTCACGCTGAACTGTACCGAAACGGACATCACCTTGCGTTTTGGGGAACTGATGTTAGATGGACCAACCCGGGAAAACCAACGGGACATAATCCTCGAACGCGCAAGGGTTACGTTGCCCTGGATACAGGCCAAGGCGCTGGCCGAGCTATTGGGTCAGTGGCTCAAGAAATACGAGAGCATGAACGGGTCACTCAAACGACCCTGCGTGACCTTCAAATCGTATCCGGAACCGGAGCAACAGCCATGAACATCCCGACCAATGGCAGACCAATGCGGATGGCCCAGCGAGAACTAGAAGCCTTGCGACAACGTCAAGAGTTGTCGCAATACGACGCCGTCCAGCAGCAAGCCGAATTCGAAGACCAACTTGAGCGCTCGAAGGGTGAAGTTCCTGAGGCGATCTTGGCGCTGTTCCGTCACATGGGACGTTTGGCCCAGCCCCGGCACCAGGTGCTCCCGACCGCAGAGGAATTCGAGCGTCAGGCAGTTGAGCAGGCCATGTACAAATACGCGCCCATGTTTTTGGAAGACCTGATCGACGGCAGTATCCGGATCTTGGATTTCGAATCTCTGGTCCAGGACGCAAGGGCCATCATCTTTCACCCGGATGCCTCGGGACCGCGGGCCATTTTGGAATTTGCTCCCGACCAGGAACCCCTGGTGCTGACCGGACCGGCCGCCAGTTATCTTAAGCGGTATCTCCATTGCCTCGGTATTTTTCAGGCGATTCTGGCGCGCAAGCAATGTCCCGATTGCAAAGGACTGCAAGACGATTGTCAGGCGTGCGGAGGATTGGGCTGGGTGGCGGACCCGGCGCTCAAGACAGCATGAAGATCACGATCGAGAGCACCGACACCATCGTGGAACTAAACGGGGTGGATTGCCGCGTCTGGGAAGGCATGACAGCCAAAGGAATCAAGTGCCATTGCTTGGTTGCGGGGATCGAGCCGGAACAGACGACGGATCTGTGGGAATTTGAGCAGGAGCTTTTAGAAATGGCCGCGCCAGAGATTAGGGTGAAATCATGAACCGCATCATCACGATCACGACGCCGGAACCGCAGTCCGACGCCGACATCACGATTGAATTCGATCGTCGATCGAAACCCAATGCACGACCGTAGAAATTCTGGCCGTCAGGTTCCTGGAAGCGCAGAGGCGTCGGGGTGAAAGATGATGGCCCTACAGTCCTGGACCAGAGATTCGAAATCCAAGATCCGGATACTGCCGTCGATCAGGTCTTCCAAGACCGGCAAGCGTCCGGACCGGCGGCACAGTACCTTAAGCGGTATCTTCATAGCCTCGGTATTTTTCAGGCGATTCTGGCGCGCAAGCAATGTCCCGATTGCAAAGGGCCGAGAGACGATTGTCAAGCGTGCGGAGGCTTGGGGCTGGGTGGCGGACCCGGCGCTCAGGGAAATGAGTAGGGAATGAAACGGTTTCTGATTCATATTGTGGTCCACATCCTTGAGGGCATCCAGCAGTACGTTGTATTTCCATTGGCTCACTGGGCCGCTCCATCTTTGCCTGTTGCCCAACCGCTCGACCATATCGCGGCAGAACCGAACCCTAAGATCAATGCGCTGGTCCTGGACGGTGCCATTAAAGATATGGAATCCCGCGCGACAAGCGAAACTTCTCAAGCCGACCTGAATGCCTGCCTTGAAGCACTCCGGCCCCAGATCGCCCAGCAGATGCGAAAGTCCCTGGCGGCCTTTTCGATTCAGTACAACGATCATCAGGAAGGACTTTACAGAATCTTCGCCTATGCGATCCAACTGGGCATGTTCCTGGAACGCAGATTGCAGAACCTAACGGTAACGTCCATGAACCGCTGCATCATCACGATCACGACGCCAGAACCGCAGTCCGATGACGCCGATATCACGATCGAGTTCGATCCGCCGATTGTTCCGGATAGTCCCGTTTGCACGACCGTTGAACGCTTGGCTTCAGAAATGCTGTTGGGAGCACGGCGCGCCGTCGATATCAAATCCGTCAGCACAAATGACTAAGGCAGCGTGGAGAGCCTTCAAGCTGTATGGAGGGAGTTTAACCGAGCCGAATCGTTAGGCCCGAAGGAAAGCCCACAAAAGAACAATGACCCCATTTTTGCCCGGCCCCCAAACGGTCAATGTCAAGCAATTGGAAAATTCCATTGCGTTTTCGAAAGCCGAGTTGGATCTTCACGAGAAGCGACTGGAGGCGTACCAGCGGCGCGGCGACGCCGAACGAGCGACGTTGCGGCATCTCTACAGTTTGTGGACCGGCGGCAGCGTCGCGGACGATCAGCCATCGGTCCGCAAATATCTGGAATGGCACCGGGTCCACTGGGAGGCGCAAGCCAATATCGATCAATTGCAAATCGCGCAGATGAAGAGCAAAGTTGCGATCCTGGAAGCCGCGCTCGAGGAAACCAAAAAGCCCAATCTCTACACGCCCGGTATCGATAACCAATGAACAGGAGTATACTGACGCCATGGCCATTCAAGTCGTATTAGGACGCTGGACCACACGCAACAATCGCCTGGTCCAAATCACCAGCAGATTCCAGGTGGACGATCCGCCCGCGCCCGGGTCTCCCAAGACCGTCAGGACCGTCTGGGGCGGAACGCTCTACCAAGCCGACGGCAAGACCATCGATTCTCCTCATAGCTGGGAAGCGGACGGAAGATTCCGAACGCCTCAAGCCGTGGCCAACATGTACGACCTAGTGCAATTGATTGAGGCCGATCCGCTTGCCATTGCGGATCATGAAGGGATCGAGGAGGTTTTCGTGACCGCTGCCGAAACCGAAAACGAAAGCGCCGCCCGCGTGGTGGACGACGTAACGGCATTGCTCCTTCCGCATTTGAAGGCCGGGGAAACGCCGGTTGAAGCGCTGAAACGAATCCTGGAGATGTACGAAAGTGTGACCGCGCAGAAAGATGAAAAGCCGAAGGACGAGAGCGTTGCGGCGAAAGACGAAAAGCCGAAGAAGTTGCCCTTAGCGCGAACGCTCACCAACCCGGAACCATAACGGTTCCCCAAAGAGCGCCAATCCATCATGCTCGTAGCCTTAGGAGACATCTCGACAATCGGCAACGCCATCCAGCAACAGGAAGGCTATTATCCGGGTTCCACCAGCTACACCAACAACAATCCCGGTAACTTGATCGCCTCATCCTGGACCCAAGCGCAACCAGGATACGTGGGCGCCGACGCCAATGGATTTGCCGTCTTCGATAACGTTCAGGACGGCACCGCCGCCATGGATGCGCTGATTGAAAATTACGCCAATCAGGGCGCCACGATTCAATCCATGATGAACGCTTGGGCGCCGGCCGGCCAGGGATCGAATAACCCGAATCTCTATGCTGAAGTCGTGGCAACAGCCGCGGGCGTTCCGACTTCCGCGCTGGTATCGGACGTGATTGCTAGCGGCGGATTTCCCGCCCTTTCCTCCATCAGTCCCGGTGTCGTGATCGCGGGTCTTGCGGCGCTGGTGCTGGTGGCGCTGGTGATATGATGCGGTGCTTTTATGTTGGCGACCAGAACTCCGGTTTTCACCCGCCTGCTTTCTGGTCGTCCCCCGCAGTCGAGTGCCGCGCGGGTGCCGTGGAGCCAAACCCCTTATGACGCGGTTCTGGTGCCCGGAGTGCTGCCGCCGCACGGAGGCCCAATCCGCCAAAACTCCATTGTGGATTCGGTGGACCTGTCGGACGTGCGGGTCACTGGTGCATATTGTTCCGGTTGAACAAGTGGATTGGCGCGTGCTGGCCGGGAGAATTTCGGCACAACGGCGGCCTTTTCAAAGTCCATGACGCAGCCGTTTCTCATCGCGTCCGCGCCGTGGATTCAGGTCCGGGATGGAAACCCCACCGCCATGGCGATCTTCCGCCGTCATTACAGCGCGCGAAAGCACCCGGGCAAAGTATTCCAATTCGTCGGCCCCGGTGAAAAGATGGTGCTGCTGACACCCGACGCCAGAGCACTTTTCGTCTGGCGAAAGTTTATAGACGACAGCGGACAAACAGGAGTGAACTGTTCGGTGTTCCGTAACGAAGGGACGGAGCGGTCCACTAAATTGATCCTCAGTGCCGTAGATTTCGCGCGGTCGCGGTGGCCGTAAGAACGCCTCTACACCTACGTAGACGGCGCCAAAGTCAAGAGTTCCAATCCCGGCTGGTGCTTCATTGCGGCGGGCTGGCGAACTTGCGGCGAGACCAAGGGCGGCCTGCGGATATTAGAACTCCTGACATGACCAATGAAGAATTTAGCGCGTGGCTGAAACGCATCTATTCCGATGAAATCGCCGCCGCCCGATTACTCGTGTATCCCGATGAGACCATGAAGGAATCAGGACTCAGCGCGGATCAAGCCGCATTTGTCCGGGAAATCCTCAACGTTGTCCCAATCGAAATATTGCAGAAAGCGATGAAAGCGCTGGAATCCATCGGACCAGCATCGCCCTCAGGCCGGGGGGACGACCAAAAAAGCAGCCGGGTGAATTGAAGTGTTCGGGTCGCCAACACCAAAGCCAACGCCTTGCTGGATCTTAGCCCTCCGGGACGCCGACGAAGATGCCGAACGCTGGCTACGCGGTCAGGATCAACCAAACGATATGGCGACGGCTCAGCCGGTCGATCCCGTCGCTGAACCACAAGCCCAAGCCTCCGGCGCGCTGGCGATCGATCAGGACGCGGCGCTCGGCCCATAAGTCAACCCAGTACTAAGTACCTATCGTGGCGGCGCTTCAATAACGGTTCTCACAGCTTTTCCACCTTAGTGGAAAACTCAGTACATTTCGGTTCCAAATCGGTACCGGCGGCCTATTGGTCACAACGGCCCGGAGCCTCATCGTAGACGTAGGAGGAATCACGATGGAGAAAGGCACAAAGGACGAACAGTCCAGACAGTTCCGCCAGTTCCTGATCGGTCTGGGCTTTCGGTCCATGACTGTTTGGCAAGACAATGGCTTCCATTTCGAGCTTTTCAGTTATCGAAACGCGGCAGTATTGTTCGAAACGTACCCCGAGGGCCACGGCTTCGAAGTCTGGCGGCCACTGACAACTTCCGCAAAAATCACCGATACAGAAGCGGCGGTCAAGGCATATGCGGAGACGGGCCTATGACTTTCTGGATTGGATTGATGATCGGCACGGCCCTGGGGGTCCTGATACCCGAGCTGTGCTTGTGGTGGTGGCGGCGATGAGCTTCAATCTGCCGGATGGCCTGACGGAATCGGCGTTGGACCGGCTGCTCGAGCTGGACGATGAGCCGGAGCGGGACCTTACGGACGCGGATCTCGAAGAAGCGTATCTCGATTATCTGGACCAGGAAGCCGCTGGGCCGGTCCAGGACCATCTATGAAAACTTTCGGCGACGCTGAACCGTGGGTAATCTACGTACTTAAAGACCCTAGAAATATGAAAGTCCGGTATGTGGGTTTTACATGTCAGTTGGTTGAGCGGCGCTTGTCGCTACATCTTTCGGAAGCACGCAGAATCCCAAACCGAAATCATCGGACGAAATGGATAGCGTCGTTATTGTCTAATGGGCTTCGTCCAATGATCGAAATAATCGAATCAGGCGTTGGGCCACAGTGGGGCGAAGTGGAAAAACGGTGGATTGCTTTATATCGTTCCAGTGGCCATTTGGTAAACAGTACGGATGGAGGCGATGGCGTGGTAGGTTGGGGAACTCACGAACAACGCAGCGAAATGATGAAAGCTGCCAATGCGCGCAGGCCAGCAAAAGAACGAAGCGACACTGCCAGGAAGCGAGAAGCTGCTAAAACTCCAGAAGTACGTTTCAGAATAGCCGAAAATGCCAGACTTCGCATGATGGCGCGCCCCCCGGAAGAGCGAAGCACCTGGGCGCATCGAATGAACGCCAGCCGTTCGCCCGAAGAGCGCCGGGCAATAGCGCGATTAGCCCATGCTAATCAATCAGTGAATCGCAGCGCCGCCGCAAGAAAACGATATGCACAAATGTCCCCCGAAGAACGAAGCGGGAAAGCACGCCATGCAGCACAGATTCGATGGAGGAAAAAGTACCAATGGTACCAATGAACGCCTTACAGCGATATCCCAAACTCACTCTTTCTAACGGCATTCCCGTGACCATCGCGCTCAAGTATCCCCGTGGAAAACGTGTTCAGTCGCGTATCCCAAATTGGGAGGACCAAGCGTACTATAGCTTGACAGACGGACGGTCCATGTATTTACCTTTACAGGTGGGCCACATGATCGACGAATTGAAACTGAAGCCCGGCGAACCGTTCACGATCCTGAAGCGCGGCCCAGGCGACTGGAGCGTTGAAAAAGGGGGCGGACCCCAGGCTGAACCAGAATCCGCCCACAAGGAAGTCAGGCAGCCTCATTCTACCCCGGTAAACGGCCAAGGGGAAGCGGCATCCGATATCCTGAACAGATGTTATCGAAATGCTGTTGAAATCTCGCTGGAGGCTGTGGAATTCGCGCGGCAGAAGGGCCTGATGGTGACGCCCAGCTTCGAAGATCTCCGGGCTATTTCGGCCACGCTGTTGATAACGGAGGTCAGGAGATGAGCGACAAAGTGAAGGACTGGCTGTTCGTTTCTGTGGTGGTGGTTGTGGGCGGTGGGCTTATATCGCTGTGGCTGTATGACAGTGGCCGCAATGCACCCGAACCCAGCACAACCATTCGGGTCCATGCCACCAAGTGTGATGGGCGCAGAAGCACGACCTTCGTGATGCCAGAGCACGATGCCATTACGTTGTACTGGAATGAAGATTGGTACATCCCGCAATGCTTCATGTGGAACCAATCGAGTTGGTGGAATCTGACGGTTGCGAACACGCGACGCAGTTCGGCGTTCATCACGATGGCACCTGTGGAAAGGGGGCAATGAGCTACAAATCGCCAGCACGAGAGATCCTTTGGTAGTTTTCATTATCCTGCTGGTCTTCAATCTCTTGATCGCTACCGTCTACGTGGTCTGGAGATCGATTCACCGATGACCTGGATCATGACGATACCGCGCCGCACCCGCGCCCGCCGGGGCCGCGTGATTGATCGGCAGTACCTTCTTTATATCCGGTCGCTGCCCTGCACGGTCTGCTGGAGCCGCAACGTCCAAATGGTTGAAAAGTTCCACGCTATGGGTTTGCCGTACGTTTATCAATCGTCACGAACGGAAGCCGCGCACGTCGGCGTCCGGGGACTGGGCCAAAAATCGAGCGACCGGGAAACTATACCGCTTTGCCGGGAACATCACCGGCTGGGACCCCATTCAATCCATCGGCTCGGCAAGCACTTCTGGGAGCATCACGGTATCGACAAAGATGCGCTGATTGCCGAATTGAACCGACGGTACGGGGAGGCGGCATGAGCAAACAACGCAATCCAATCATTGTTAAGGCAACGATTCTGAACGATGGGAACGTAGACCATCCTGCGCACTACGGTGGAGACGTTCCCCATGAAGTCGTGAAGTGCCTAGAAGCCTGGGGCCTTGAGGCGGATGCGTTGCTGTGGAATTCCGTCAAATACATCGCGCGTTCTGCGAAGAAAGGCCACCAGATCGAAGACCTTGAAAAAGCAGTCTGGTACCTCCGCCGCCGAATCGCTCAACTCGAAACGGAAGGAACGAAACGTGCCGGTCACTAGAGTCCAGTGCGCGGGCTGCCCTCGAACGTTTCTGGCGGGCCGTCGCGATGCCAAGTGGTGTAAGCCCAAGGTGCCGCTATCGCAATCGCATGGAAGACGCCAAATTCGCGACGCCCACAATACCCAAGAGCGGAGTCGTCGGCGTGACGTTCAGCCGCTTGAGGAAACGCTGGGAGGTCAGGATACCGCAAGACGGACGGCTCAAGTACATCGGTTCGTTCGGATCGAGCGAGCAAGCGCTCGATTTCAGGGCTGCGGTCGTCGGTCCGTAAAGGGGAGAATGCGTATGGATTCGATGCTGTTGTTCATCGTGCTGATGGTCGGTGGTGTTGTTTTGTTCGCAACATTTGCTCCAAGATATCTGTCGTGGCGCGGCGGATGGAACGCCAGCACGAAAGGTGAAGAGTTTGCAGATTACGTGATCAATGCACTCGTTCAAGATCCTGACGGTTGGATCATGGATGAGCACAATGCCTACTATCATGGAGATTTTCGTCTTTGGATAGCCAATCGCCCCTATGCGGATTTGACCTTTGGCCACATACGCATCGGGAATAAGAAGCAGCGAAAGCGGATTCGGGATCTGGTGGACCAAATCGTACTTGAACGCCTGAACAGCAGATTAAAGGCTGCCGTCAAAACCGGGGCATAACTCGTGAACGCCATCATCCTCATGATCCCGGCCAGCGAGCTATTGGGCTACTTGACGGGAAACCAAAAATTTCGCCTGCCTCCCGATACCAAGATCACGGCACTCTGGACCGAAGGCTCGCAGCAGCCATCCGAAACGGTAGCCCAGCAGCGCTGGACGCTTTCGCTCCGTCTGGAGCATCCCCGGTTCCCGGAGGTTCCGGCGGGCACCAGGATCCCGAGGAAGCGGGTTAAGGACTCCACACGACCGTCGGAGATCTTGACCACGGGGGACGACCAGAAAGCCGCCGGGTGAAAACCGGGGTTCGGGTCGCCAACCTAAAAAGACCGTTAACATAAGGGGGAACAATGGGTAAAAAAGGCGAGAGCACAGTATTTAATCTGTACGACCGCGCAACCGAGATCACCAAGGAAGCCGGTCTAGACCCGACCAAGGAAGGCGACAGATTCAAAGCCTGCATCGAATACATGCTCCAGTTTGACAAACATCTTAACTGCGTCCGGCCCCTCCCGCCGAAAGAGGCCCCCAAGAAATAATGATCCATCTCGAATCAGTCAAAACACGGGTGATCGAATCGTCGGAACTGGACCAGCGGCATTTACTGCGGCCCCTGTTGCTATTCATGGGATCGCAATCCGAAGGTCGTATCCGTTCATTGTGGAATCTTGTCGTGACCCTGATGGATGCCGATGTCCAGAGCGTTACCGAGGGCGTCAAGCTCGCCAAAACCGAAGACTACCGGCACATGTGCGGCCTCCATACTAATCCACAAAACCTGACCTTTAATTCCATCGTGTCCAGGATTATTGCCAGCAAGCAGGTCGCCGACCTGGTTCCGGGCCTGTGGGAATACGCCCGATATCTGGCCAGCAGTCAAGGGGCCACGTATTTTCACTTACAACCGATTCCTGAGTACAGCCTTCGGGTCCGATCTTCCCGCGATTGGCGCATCATGCCGGGCCACTTGCGGCCACAGCGCCCACAGGTTCCTGAACTGTACCCCTACATCTCCGGAGTCCCAACCGCCGAACACGAGATGCTGATGGCGGTGGACGCCATTGTACCGAAGGGTCTGCCCAATGCAGTTCGGTCCGACGTTTGTCAAGACATGATCGTCGCGATTCTGTCGGGAGAGGTCACGATGGAAAACCTGAAGGGCGATCTCAAAAAGTACCTCGGCCAGTTTTGGCGGATGTTCCCCGACAAATATGGACCAATTTCGCTCGATGGTGTGGTGCCGGGTACCGATGATTTCAGGTTGATCGACACCATCAGCAATAAAACCAGATCTGCATGAACGTTATCTCGGAAGAAAAGAAACGGATTCTACACGCCGCTTTTCTTGAAGGCAAGACCATTCGGGCCGCTGGCAAGCTAGCGGGAGTCAGTAAAGTGACGGCAAATCTGTTTCGGCTCGCTCATGGCGGCATGGAAGGGTATCGCAAGCGGGGCGCGACCTTCAAGCGGAACAGATGGAAATGAATCATTACGGTGTTTACCTTGAATACGAAACACTGGGGACATTTGGAAGATGCCAAACGCGCGCGTGTCCCTATCCGGGTTTCGGGATTGTCGTATGGGATCGCTGGAACGGTACGGTAGAGCAACGGACTGTGTGCTGGAGCCATTTCATAATTGGCGGGGCCGAGTTTTCGATTGAGCATCAAGATGCCGACGTACTGCTCTGCTTGCCCCGAAGAGTGGCCAGAACGAAGAGAACATCTGGTAGCCACTTCAGATCAACAATTCCTATGGTTGCCGCCAGTTCCGTCAACGAATGGAATCATACCCGCCTAAACCTATTCCTGAGACAAGGATACTCCTACAAAGCCAGCTTGGCGGTCATTAAACAGGAAGCCATCGCGGAAGGCCGCCTCACCCACTACTCCGATCCGATCTATAACACCTTCACGGAACTCCGGCGTTCCATGATCTACACGATGTGCGGCGAGAAAGTGATCCAAAGCCTTACGGTGGGATTTGACCTCAAGCCAACGTGCGAAGACTGCCTCAGGATGCATCAGACCAAATTGAGGCTCTTGCCAGAGACGCCCCTGAGGGAAGTCATCGCCACCCAGTCCAAGAGTTCCGAACATCAACCGTCCTTCGAGGAATCCGTCGTAGATGGAAGTTTCGCACTTGATGACCAATTGTTCGCCAACCGGCGGAATTGGGGTGAACGCTCCGGGAGATCCTGGAGTGACCCAACCAAGGGCGTCCAACGCGACAAAAGATTGCGTGTGGATCGTGGGGGCGTCAACAGAAAACGATGATAACGATAGGCTCCAAAGTCCACGCGAAGCACACGGCCACGGGGGACGACCAGAAACAAGCCGGGTGAAAACCAGGGTTCGGGTCGCCAACATAAAAGCATCGTGATAGACTAATCCCATGTCCAACCCCATCAGCACGTTCCTCAAAAAAGTAGAATCCTGGTTCACCAATCCCAAGGTCGAAGCGGCCTTCAACACCGTGGCCGAAATCGTCCAGGTCGCCGAACCCATCGTGGCCGACATCGCGGCCCTGACGCCCAACCGAACGGTTGCTGAAATCGAAGCCGCCTACACCAAATACGCGGTGTCGGTCGCGGGCCAAATCTCTTCGGACCCCACCAGCACCGGCAACGCGCTCCTGAATCTCGCGACCGAAGTGGTGAACAAAAACCTCCATACACCCGCGGCCGTCAACTTGGTCAATACCGCGGTCCAGATTGCCGTGACGGCGGCGAAGGCGGGGTAAGGGACTTGAAAGTTGGTGATCGAGTACGTTATCACCGTCATTATCCCGGTGGATGGACACCCGAAGGTGTTGTGCACAGGATCACGCAGCATCGTGTTGTCGTGGAAATAACGAATCTCCTGAAAACACGACAAAAGCTTGCGAAGTTCCGCAGTTACAAAAACAAGATCTTGTCGTGGTAGCGGATGCATCAAATGTGGCTCTCGATTCATTCCAAGGCGCTCAAGCCACGGGGGACGACCAGAAAGCAGCCGGGTGAGAAAACTAATCTACTGGTCGCCAAACCAACATGCTGACCGAATCCCAGCGCAACGCTAACTTGGTCCTCATCGTCCAAGCGGCCAAGCAAGCCGAAACCCCTGAGTGCCCGGCGCGGTTTCTTGCGGCCCAATGTGTCCTCGAATCGGGGTGTCTCGAATTCGCCCCCGGCAACAATCCCTTCGGCATCAAAGCCTATCCAGGATGCTCAGGGAAGCAACTCCTCAGGACTACCGAGTGGTTCAGCCTTCCGCAACTCGGCACATTTCTAACGCTCGATCCAGCCCGAACCGCTTCCGCCCATCTGCCTACGCAAAGCCGCTTGACCGATGGCACGACCTTCACGCTGTGGGACGTACACGACTGGTTCGCCACGTTCCCCGATCTAGCGTCGGCCTTTGCACTTCGGGTGCATTTAGCCCAAACCCCTCTCTACAAACCTTTCGGCGACCAGTACGCGCAAGACCATGACCTGGAAAAACTGGTGCTCGCGACGGCGAAAGTCTACAGCACTAGCGATCCAGACGCGTATGCCAACCTCATCATGCAGCAGGTCGCCGCCATGGAGCCGCTATTCGTATGAGCCGCTTGCGCAATGCCCTGTTGTGCCTTTTGCTTGCTGCCTCAGCAGCCTTGGTCCTGTATCTCACGATCCTGGTCCATCACGCCGACCAAATCCTCACCCAAGTCCCGATCGAGCTAACGGGCGTTTCAGCGTTGCTGGAGCGGTCGGCCGATCAAGTTACAGCCGAAGCCGTCCAGACTCGCCGGGACGCCATGGCGCGCCTGGATCAAGCCCTCACGACCATATCGCAAGCCCAAGCCGATTTCGACCGGCAAATGACCCAAACCAACGAAACGGTAGCCTCAGCGCAACGGGATCTTGGGCAACTGGCCCGGCAACTTGGGGATGCAGGCGTCCAAATCGGCCAAGCGGCCTCCGCCATCGACCTGAGCGTCCAGGAAGTTGCGAAAGTCCGACAAGACATCGCGCCCGCGATCGCGGGGCTGAACCTATTGATGCAGCGCAACGCCCTGCCCGCCGAACTCCTCGGTACCTTGGGGGCCGCGAAAGTCACGGCAGGCGAAACGGCCCAGACGATGCGGACCGTCCGGGACGCCATGCCCCAAATCCTCATGGGTGTCGATAAGGTGGTCGAAAATTCCGATCACGCCACTGCTGCGAGCGCACAAGCGGCTGAGCAAACCACCAACGTCATGCGCAACTTCGCGGCTGCGTCTAAACCGTTGCCCTTGCCGTTGCGCATCTTTTTGCAGGTCGCGCCGCCGCTCGCGGGCTTTGCCGCCGGTGCCGCCACGACTTACCAAGCCACTCATTGACCATCATGGCTAAACCGCCGCTGTGCATCGATCTCTACTGCGGCCTTGGCGGATGGGCGGATGGGTTCCTGGCGGAAGGCTATGATGTGGTCGGGTTCGATATCGAACGGCAGGATTACGGAAGCGGCGGGTATCCCGGACAACTTGTGCTTCAGGATGTGCTGACGCTCCATGGGGAGCACTTCCGCAGCGCTGCGATAATCGTTGCGTCCCCACCGTGCCAGTTCTTCTCGCGCATGGCGATGCCCTTCAAGATGCCATGGTCGCAGGAAGAGTTCGAGCGACGCAAGAAACTGGCACTATCGCTCTATTGGTCATGCTTTCGCATCGCGCATGAGGCTGGCGTTCCCTTGATCGTGGAGAATGTCGCAGGTGCTCAGAAGTGGGTCGGAAGATCGCGGTTCGTCTACGGGAGCTTCCATCTGTGGGGCGATGTTCCGGCACTGATGCCCAGCACGCAGTCGGACGGAGTGAAAGTTCCGAGCGATTGCGGGAGGCGCACTGATCCGGGAAAAGAAGCGAGATTCACCACGCGCGATTGCGGCGCTGAAGGTCTCAAGTTCGGCGGCGGCTGGTGGAAGGATTCCACGAACAATCTGATCCGTAAAGCGTCCTCTCGCAGTTCTGCCCGCAAAGCCGCATCCGCGATGATCGCCAAGATTCCGTTTCCGCTGGCCCAGCACATAGCGCGAGTCTTCAAGAACGACTTTATCCACACGTAATCCTATGCTGGTCGTCAACACTGGGCTGCTGCACTTTCCGAACGGCGGAGCCGCCCCGATCCCGACGACCAAAACGCTGCTGTTCTCGACCAGCTCCGTCACGCTGGTCGAACTGTACGCCTACAACGGCACGGCACAAAATGCCGAGATCACGATTTACGACGGCAACGGCGTTGCGGTCAACGTAACGTTTTGCGCTCAAGGCGGCGGCGTCATCTTTCTGGACGCTCCCAACGGAATCCCATTGTCCAAAGGAGTACAATGGCAGTGTTCCGTTGCGGGCGTCATCGGGAGTCTGACGGTCCAGCAAGTGGCGTTTCAATGATCCATCGCTATGATCCATCGCTATGATCCGCCACCGCCTCCGCCGACCCGGATCGCCAGAATCGCCAAGTATGTCGTCGCCCATATCGGCTGGGTCATGATCTGCCTGACGTTGATTGTGCTACATTTTTGGAGATAACGATGATCGTCCGCCTGAAGCTCAAGCGTCCTGGATTTCGGCTGGGCCGGCTGGCCGTCGCGCTCGTGATCGTCTTGACCGTCTATGGAGTCGTGCTGTGGGCGCAACAGCCCGTAGCGCAAGGGCCGCAAGCGCCCAATGCGGCCGCGTGGCTCGTGAGCGTCACGAGTTGGGCCGGATCGACCTTGGGGGCGATTTCGACTTATGGCACTTCGCCCGGTGCCGTGATCGTTCCGGCCGTCAACGCCTTCGTCACCAACACCATTACGGCCACGATTTCGGGCACCGTCGCCGTTAGTTTCAGCCCGGTCGCGACCTCTGGCGGCGCAACGTCCTCGTTTGACGTTACGTCCTCGGCCGCCACTCAGGTCAAGGCAACGTCCGGGAACGTCTATGGCTTCTACGTTTTCAATCCCAACAACACCGTCTGTTATCTCCAGTTTTATAACAGTGCCGCCGCGACGCTCGGTACCGGAGCGCTGCATCCTATCGGGGTCCAGTCTGGCGTGACCGTCGAGGTCCCGGTCGGCGCAATCGCAGCGTTCAATTTCGCGACCGCCATCAGTACCGGCGAAACCACGACGCCCACCGGGGCAACCCAGTGTACGACGCCAATGACGGCGACGATTTCCTACCAATGAGCAAACTGGCGATACTGGCGTGCTGCTTCGTAATCGTGGGTCTGGTTTTGAGCCGTGCTCAGCAGCCCGTCGTATTGGCCGGTCTCAACTACCAACACGTCCCGACCCCCACGGCGCTCACGACCGTCAAGACTTCGACCGGCATCCTCCAAGCCGTCATCATCAACGCTCCCGCAACACAACCGGGATGTCTCCTGACCTTGCAAGACGCCGCTCCCACGGGTCCCGGCAACGTCATCGCGATCGTGTCGTGCAGCAACCAAAGCAAGGATTTACATTTCGGTGTTGCGTTTGTGAACGGCCTGACCGTCCAGGCGATTGGCCCGTCCGCCGACATCACGATCACGTTCCAATAAAGGAGAGCGAATGTTTCCGAGTTTTCCACAGAATCCATCGACCATCGCCCGGATAGCCAGAACCAAGCCCCAAAAACAACCCGACGGCACGCCTCCGGCGCAGCAACGTTTCGATCAGTACGGCTCTAACTACGTCGAATCCTTGGTGCCTACCAAACATCTGCTGGCCGATGAAGGCAGCTATTTCTACGCCACCAATCCCACGATCGACACGCAGGTTACTTACGCTATCGTGGCTTCGTTTTCAGACACCACCGCCACATTTGCGATCAAAAACAATGACCAGCAGGGCGGGGGAACCTACAAGCGCATCTACATGGATTTCGTCCGCATTGCCTTTACAGGCACGGCCCCCGTGGTGCCAGCGTCGGCCATCGGAGCCAAAATGGTCATCCGGGTCGATAGCAAAGACCGGACCCCCACGGCCGGGAACGTGGCGTTGACCGTGTTCAATTCCAATATGGACGATCAAACGGCCTCTATCGCCAACGTTCAAGCGTTCAGTGCCGGGGCCTTGACGGTACCGGCGGCCGGTACGGGTGTCCGGACGGCTGGCCGGGCTTGGATGCGGCACGTCATCCCCGTGACGCAAGATGAATTGATCTGCATGTTCGGCGGAATCGAAGCGGGCGGCGGCGTCGTCGGCGCGACCGCGGGCCGGGTCGTTTCGGCTGCGCCACCCGTCATTATTGGACCGCAACAATGGGGCCTGTTCCACATCTATTTTCCCTCGAACGCCACGACCGCCGGGGCGTTTGAATTCGATCTGGGTTGGTGGGAACGCTAAGGCGCGCTGAACAAGCCTTCCTGTTTAGCTTTAGCGGCTTTCAGATTTGCTACGGCCTGTTTCCAATAGGATTCTTTCAGTTCGATTCCTACGAAGCGCCTGCCCTGCTGGATTGCAACATAGCCCTCGCTGCCAATTCCTGCGAAGGGCGATAGTACGAGGTCTCCCGGATTGGTCCACAGTTCGATGGCGCGTTCGATAACCTGAAGTTGCAACGGGCAAATATGGCGCTCGTCGTCGTGCTCGCGGGCGCTTTCGCGCTGTAACGTATCGGAAGGGTTGATGTCCATCCAGACCGGTGAGGCGAAGCGCTGCCATCTGTTTACCGGGAAACCATCGTGCGTTTTGGTGACGGGATCGAGATTGACGCCGGGTTTGCGCATGGTGACCAGGTAGTCCGGAATTCCTTGACGTGATCGGCAGGAATCTTTCCGCAGTTGCTTGTAGAGCAACCCCAGAGCCTTGGTCCGTTGCATCGCAGTGACCGGGTCCTTCCATATCACGACTTCGGAATGGTAAACGAAACCTGCTTCAATGAACAGCCGGATCAATTCTCCGCGAAAGTCCCATATGCCAATTTCTCCGTCCCGTTCTTTCGTCATCGGCAAGTTCATGCAGTGAAAAGACAGGAGCCGGCCCGGTTTCAAGATCCTCAATAGATGCGTGATGAGAAACCCGAAGTGGTCATAAAACTCCCGATGATTCCGTGAATTCCCCATATCGAGTTCGGATTGAGAGTATGTGTAGAGCGAAGCAAACGGCGGACTGAAGATACTGTAATCGATGCTGTCGTGCTCAAGGGCCGCGGATTCCGTCACGCAATCACCCAGCACCATGGTCCACCCTGGTCCGGTTTCCTGGTGTCTCTCGCGGGTTTCCGTGGTAATGTCGCCCCGTACCTGCTTGCGCATTTCGGTTTTCATGTGTTCGACCATACCGTCCATCATGTCTCGCGCCAGTTTCTCTTTGCGTTCAATATTCCTCACCACGGCCCCTTCGGTTTCAGCCGTTACGATGTAGCAATCCACTGGATCCTTCTGGCCGAATCGCCAGCATCGGCGGATCGCTTGGTAGAACTGTTCGTAGCTGTCGCTCAATCCCACGAACACGACGTTATGGCAGGATTGAAAGTTCATGCCGAAACCGAAGATCGATGGTTTTGAGACCATTCGTTTGATTTCGCCAGACGCGAACGCGACCGCACAGTCTTCTTTGTGGCTGTCAGGATCGCTGCCCGTGACTTCTATGCAGCCGATTACTTGCTCTCGAATGGCTTCGCTTTCGGAGTTGAGATTACACCAAATGGCCCATTGGTCCCGACTGTTATTTATCAGTTCGGCACACCGGCTCACGCGTGAATCGAGCGACGCTTTTCTAGCGCCTCGGCGTTCATGGAGCGTCTTGGCTTCAACGCTGAACAGCAGACCTTCGCTTGGGAAGTCGCACGAAACCGTGATCTGATGCATTTTGAGTTCCGGCAACTGGAAAGCTCCATCGTCGTAGCCCAAGTCTGAAGGTTTACGGATCGCGACGGCCCAAGAGCACACCCATTTCCAGAATTCTTGTTCAGCGTGACGTTTAAGGCGCCATTTCGATGTATCGCCGCCGTCGTGAACAAAGAACGTCGCGAGCATTTCCGAGAGTTTCATGACGCCCAGAAACTCCGCATGATTGCCCAATTCCATGTAGTCGTTAGGGGCAGGCGTCGCCGTACAGCACAGACGATATGGAATGGTCGATGCAAAAGTCGTCAATGCCTTACGGGTCTTCCCATCGAAGCCTTTGAGTATGCTGGATTCATCGAGCACGATACCGCCCAGTCCATCGGGCGTGAATTTACTCATCTTTTCATAATTCGTGATGCTGGTTCCCTCAATATCGACCGAAGTCGCGCAGATCGAAATCTGCTCCCCGAACTTCATGCCCTCAGCTTTAGTCTGCCTGGACACAGCCAATGGCGCAAATATCAAGACCGGTTTCCCGGTATGGCGGGCAACTTCTCGCGCCCATTCGATTTGCTGAAACGTCTTGCCGAGTCCGCAATCCTCAAACAGCGCGGCGCGGCCTTTTCGAATGGCCCAACGGACAATGTCGGCCTGGAATGGAAACAGTTTAGGATTCAACGATCCAGGTTCAAAACCGCACGGTTCAGCCCGGATGATCTTGTGCCGGACAAAATCGTCGTATTGCTCCTGTTGGTTCATCTGACACCCTTTGATCGTTGAGCATCCGGATGGATCTGGCCCCTCATGATGCCGTTATCGATCCTGATGGACTCCCAGAAAGCCGCGACTCGTTCTGGTTTCCCGGATTTCCGGGCCTCAGTCAGGCGTCGTCTGGACGCCGCGAGCCTCATGCGGGCCGCGTGGATCTCGAGCGCCAGCCTCACGGGTCTACCGCTTTCCAATCTTCCAGTTTTTGGAGCATATGCTCGACCGCCGACCGGCAGGCTTCGCTGGACTTTTGGCCTTCGACGATGGTGCCGGCGGTCCCGATGATTCGAGCAGACCAACGGAGTGTCCGGCGATTCCGCTCGACCTTGACGCGGTATTCCCATGGTCCCCGCGTTTCCGTGAAGACTCCGATGTAGTATGGTTCGAACATCATTCCAAAAACAGCAGCGACCGCGCGACCAGCATGCCGGTTGCCGGATAATCGATCAGGCCCAAGCTCCGGAGCCTTCCGCGAGGATTTTTGAACGATCCTCCAGTCGGTTCGTAATGGGCGGCGCGCGCGACTTCTTCATTGGACATGGGCTGTGGATAAGCGGCGATCAGGACATCCAAGATCTTGCGCTCCGGACCCGGTAGCCGGTCTTTGACGCGGCCCTGTAGTTCCGTGGCGTCCAGCGGCCGGTCCGGAATGCTCGCGGAACTCCAGCCCGATTGCGTCAGGCGAATGCGACCCGGTTGAACGTACTCGACGTATCCCGCCTGGTTCAGATGGCCCCTGGGATTCTTAAACGATCCTCCGTCAACCGTATAGCCCGCCAAGAACGCCACGGCGGCTTGTTCCGGTGCCGTGATCCCTAAGGATTCAAGCCACGCGACGGCATCGAGGATACGGCGTTCCGGTCCTGTCAGGTCTCCGTTTGATTCCGACGGTTTTGTGAGACGTTTCGGCTGTGTGGTCAAACGTTCCGGCGGTTTGGTGAGACGTTCGGGAGCTTTCGTGAGTTTTAGGGCATCGGCCACCAGGGAACCCACTGTAATTGCATTCTGGCCGCTATTCTGCAAGCTATCGGCAATTGCTTCCAGACGCTGGATCACGTCCTGGCCCAATACCGGCTTTTCGATAATCTGCGGAGCCGGGATCGTGGTTTTGGCTGCCCGGAGGTCCCGTTGAAGCTGCTGGATTTCAGCCCTGAGTTCCGCTTCGCCCTTGGCCTTCTTTTCCGCTTCAGCCGGCAGATCCGCAAGTTCGCTCAAGACTTTCTTGATGGTGCTTTGGGGCGGCGCCGGAGCCGCGGCGCGCTGGCCGGCGCGCGGGTGTGTCGTACTGACGGGCCCCACATGTACCAGTTCGACCGTGGGCGTCAGGGCCGGTCCGTGGCAGTAAAAGTACCCATCGTTCAGGCTGCGAATGCGTTGCTGGTCATCACGCCCCATGAATCCCAGGGCATCGACTGCGCGTTTCACATCTACATCGAGAGTGAAGCGTCCGACCATCACGTTGGTGCACATCGAGGCCGCATCTTTGTCCAATTTGCTGTATCGTTGCGTGGCCAACAGTCCGGCGAATCCACGCTTCCGGCCCCGACTCATCAGATCGGCGACTGCGGCTTTGCTCTCCGCTTCGCCTTTACCGGATTCCGGGCTGAAGATGTGGGCTTCGTCGATGACGATCAAGCAGGGATGCCAAAGGTTTTTGGGCGCATCCACCAGCGATTCCAAAAACAACCTGACAAACCTGATGCGGTCATGGTGCGGCAATTCGTAAATCCCGATAATGGCCGAAACGCCCAATTGCAGTAGTTTGGTCGCGAGCAACTGGGTGCTTCGGACATCCGCCGGGCAATCCCCTCCATTGCGCCCGGCCAAAACGTAATCGAACTTTTCTCGCAATGTGTGGAATTCGTCTTCTGGATCGATGACGATTTGCTGTACATGCCCGTGGGTCTGTTCAAGAATCCTGCGCAACGCCCAGCTTTTCCCCGCCCCCGACGTTGCCGTCACGAGCAGCCGGGTTTCAACCAAACGCTGAACGTCGATCTGGATATCGCGGCCTTCCTGATTTGTGCCGAGCGTTGGTTTCATGCGCTTCTCAGGAGACCCAAGTGCTTCAGGAGTCTTTCGATATTGGATGCCCGCAAGCTGTAGACCAGTTCTCTGGTCCAAGGAACTTCCCCGGTGCCTTTACACTTTTTACAGGCGCTCCCCACGGTCTCGCAATACTGACAGGCACGTCCGCAATTCCAGCATTCCCCTGGTTCATCCTTGGTCTCGCCTTCCCCATCGCACACATCGCAGACGCGGGACGTTTCGATCAGGTCTTCCGCCATCTTGAGGACCCGGAGGATTTCGATTTGGTCCGGATCGCCGAACCGGAGCGGGGACGCGAGTAAGCGCCGCAACGCCAACTCCGGGGTTTCGTCCATGACCGGCATGGAATGAGGATATCACGGTGTCCACAAAACCCCAAGACTCTCAGGTACCGTAAAGCATTGAAATGAGAGTACCGGTACCGTTGATTTTGACTGTTCACTTTGCTGATGTTTAGTGTACACTTGAGGTCATGCCGATCAAAACGAACCGACGCCGACGCCTGACCGCGCAGGAACGCGAAGACCAGCGGGATTACGATATCATTCGCCGGGCCAGCCGCAAGCCGCACTACAGTTTCCGGGCGTTCGTCAAGAGCCTGGGCTATGAAATTAAAGATCGAAAACGCCGCTAGGCGCGCGATCCGTGGCCTGCCTGAGCATTGGCGCAAGTTGATCGTCGAGAGCATTCTGGACTTAGAAGATAACCCGTATCCCGATAATTCAATGCAGTTACGGACCAAGCAATCTTATCGGCGCTTGAAAGTTCCCCCCTACCGGGTGATCTACAGAGTTGGAACCAGCACGGTCTTCATCGAGCGCGTTGAAAAACGGTCCGACATTACGTACCGGGGATTCAATCCACAGTCATGACCCAGACCCAATTGCTCGCCGTCACGGCCTTCGGGCTGGTTTTGATCGGGATCGCATGCGTGATCCATGCCGTCCGGCTGGCCCGCATCGCACGCGATCAGTTCCGGGAGGATCTTATCCAAAAGCTACGGCAGAACCGTTGGGGCCTTGCGCCTTCTGCTCTAGCGAAAAACATGTGGGTGGTATTCACGCTTGATCAAGGGACCGGAAAGCCATCGCGCGTCATCTCCTGCGCTGAGCGGTGGGAACTGGCCATTCAAGATGCTGAGCGCCCGCCGAAGCCTCTAGGAACTGGCGATCTTGGTGCTAAGCTGGCTGCGCACGAGATTCATCGCAGGTTGGTGGAATGAGTGGGTAAAACCAGCATCGAATGGACCGACCGCACCTGGAACCCCACGCGCGGGTGCTCGCGGGTGTCGGAAGGTTGCAGAAATTGCTACGCGGAGCGCATAGCGGCGCGTGGTTTGTTGCTTTCTCCGGTCAGTCTCCAAGGTTATGCGTCTTTTACCAACACAGGGCCGAAATGGAATGGGCGGGTCGAACTGATCAAATCGAAGCTCACCGAACCGCTGCACTGGCGAAAGCCCCAGCGCATCTTCGTCAACTCGATGAGCGATCTGTTCCACGAGATGCTATCGGATGGAGCGATTGACCGCGTGTTTGCTGTGATGGCGCTGTGCCCGCAGCATACGTTTCAGGTGCTCACAAAGAGGCCCGAGCGGATGCTTGGATATTGCTCCTCGGTGACCTTTGAGCGGCTCCGTGAATGGATGAACCGATCAGTGGATGGTGGCGAACATCGACCGGGAGCTTACAGCCTTGTGTCCTTGGCGCACGCCAACAAGCGCGGAACGGAATTCGAATTTAGGCGCTGCCCTAAGCCTCCGCTCCCCAACCTCTGGATCGGCGTCTCCGTGGAGGATCAAAAGACCGCCGACGAGCGCATCCCTCTGTTGTTGCAGACTCCGGCGGCGAAACGGTTCGTGAGCTACGAGCCAGCGCTGGGGCCGGTGGATTTCAAGGGATGGTTGATCGACGAAGCGTACAAACGCTTTTTCGGCGTGGCAAACATCGACTGGATGATCGTCGGCGGCGAGAGCGGGCCAGGGGCGCGGCCATTCGATATCGCGTGGGCGCGGAACACCATCGCGCAGTGTAACGCGGCTGGCGTGGCGTGCTTCGTTAAGCAGTTGGGTAGTTACTGGGCGCGTAAGCGGAACGCGGACCCTGAACAATGGACGCAGGTTAGCGGAAAGGGCGGCGACATGTCCGAATGGCCCGAAGATTTGAGAGTCCGGGACTTTCCATCATGATCCCCGCGCCTTCCGATGCCGTCAAGATTGTGTTGGCCACTTTGACGCTCGCGTGGGCCATCGTGCTCGTGACGCTGGTGGGCATCGGTATGGGCGCGGTGCTGAATTGGTCGGTCCGATGGGTACTGCGGACGTTCGGAAAACGGAGTTCTGGATGAAACGCATTGCGCTCTACGCTCGTGTTTCGATGGCGGACCAAAAGCCGGAGGCCCAGTTGGTTCAGTTGAGGGAATTCGCCCAGCGCCGCGGGTTCCAGGTCTACCGGGAATACGTCGATCACGTCACGGGAGACTTTGGGAAACGCCGGAAAGCCCCGGCGTACATGGAGTTGATGCGGGATGCCTTGGCTAGACCGTTTGACGTGGTGGTGGTGTGGAAATTCGACCGGTTTGCCCGAAGTCTCACGGCGCTTTTGGACGCCTTGGCCCACTTTCATGCCCTGGAGATCGATTTCATTTCGGCGACTCAGGATGTCGATACCACGACCCCGATGGGGCGTTTATTTTTCCAAATTGTCGGGGCCTTCGCGGAATTCGAACGGGCCTTGATTGTCGAGCGGGTCAAGAGCGGAATCGCGAACGCCCGGCGTAAGGGCGTGCAACTGGGGCGTCCTAGATTTGAGGGACCGGACCGGGTCATGGAATTGAGGCGGCAAGGCATGAGCATCCGGCAGATAGCCCGTGAGACGGGCCGGAGTTCGGCAGGGGTGCAGAAGATTTGCGCGTCAGCGGAGAAGAGTGAGGCTGGTGACCGATGATCGGTCACCAGTTGGTTGGTCACCACGTGGTCACCAGTGACCAAGTAGACTCTATGGTCGTGAGTTCAGCGGAAAAACAGGAAGTAGCCATGCCAGGACTCGGACTTAAAACTGCGAAAGGCTGCACGGTTCCGTCGAAGCACTCGACCACGGGGGACGACCCGAAAGAGTCGACATCATGACGGTTCGGTGGTCGCCAACATAAATATGCGCGCCTGGATCGTCCGACAAGACCACCGTATTATGAAGCAATTCGCCCGTCCCCTGCCCCGCTGGTTGCGCTTATGGATGCTGGCCTGTACCCGATCTGGCGACGGTTGGTTATGGTACATTGTGGGCGGAACCCTTGGACTGTTCGGCGATCAAGATCGATGGAAAGCCCTGGGAGCCTCGGTTGTGGCCAGCATGATGGGAGTTGCGTTGTTCCTGGTGTTGAAACGCAAGATCCGGAGACTCCGGCCATTCGGAATTGAGCGGCGCCATACCTGGCTCCTGTCGGATCAGTGGAGCTTCCCGTCGGGCCATACGATTTCGGCTTTTGCGGTGGCGGTATCGCTGGGGATCTTTTATCCTCATCTCAAGCCTTGGTTGTTTTTGAGTGCCGCGATGATCGGGATGTCGAGGATTATGCTGGGTATGCACTTTTTGAGCGATGTGGTGGCGGGTGCCGTGCTGGGTGCTGGATTGGGCGAAATGGCAGGTCATTTGGTCCGGCACTTCAGCGTGCAGGATGCCGGAATGTGGATTAAGGCGTTTTTGGTATAAACGGCAGGACGGAATGAATTACAACTTCTGGGCGTTGGCTGTCCCGGTCTGTGCGCGT